GTACATTTTCTAAGTGTGATGAAAATGGTGATGAGATATGTAATGAAGATGGTACTGTAAAGCTATTCACCGCCCATCATGATTTTGATTGGTCACATATAGCAGAGTCAGTTGATGACAGCGATTTAGTGGAGATTGAAAATGCTATCACAGGAACAGATTAATATACTAACCGATATGTTTGGACTTGAGTGGGGAGATTATGTGGAGTATTTATGAGATTGCTAGTTGCTTAGATAGGGAAGAGATTCCCTCTATTCCTCGAATATCGGATGATGAATGTTGGTATGAAGACTTTGAAGAGTTTATTAAAGGATATGAAAAGGAAGTATTAGATATGGTTAATATACTTTCAGATAAAGAAGACTTATTATATTCCGTAACTGAGGCATATTCTGAAGGATATGACTCCGAACAATTAGAAGTCAGACTTTACGCAAGTCCAGATAAAAGACTGGAAGCGGCAGAGAAAAAGATTCGGGAATACAGCGAAGACTTATACAGAGTTCTTTATGATCTTGTTGTTCCATAAAAAGGAGATTGAAGATGACAGTTACTGAAGATGACCTAATTGAAATGTTTGGACTAGAGTGGGTAGATTATGTGGAGTACCTCGAAGATGAGTAAAGTTAAGAACAACGAAGAGAACCGTGAGAAGTTAGCAGAAGCGGTTGTTGAGAGTATGGAGATGAAAGATATGATTCAGGCTCTATATGAAGAACAACTACATGTCTTTGAACAGTGCGATGATACATTCCAAGAACTGTGGGATATTCATCTTGCAGATAAGGATATTGATGATGAATAAAACTTTATACCTACATTTAGAACCACATATGATAAGTCCTGAGTCTGGTGCTACTGTTCAGATTAAATTAGATGATGAAGGTATTGTTGCCGAGGCTTGGAGTTTAGATGACTGTATAGCAACTACTAACAAAAGTTATAGTGAACTTGGTATTGAAGTTAAGGAGGTTGAATATGAGTAATTTAGAAAACTTGAGAGAATTAATCCAAGATGACATTACAGCATGTGTAGATGGATATAGCTTTATGGAGAAAGGCGAATTGGATTCACTCACCAATAAACTATGCCAAATAGTTGTTGATAGAGTAAATGAGGAGATTGAACATGAGTAAGACAGTAGTAATATATTTAGACTTTGAACGTGACGATATTGATGACATAGATGTACATGAATATCTAAACGAGCTAATGGAAAATAATGATTTGAATTGGGAAATTGGTACAACTACCACTATTTAAGGAAGTTTATAATGATTGAGAATAATGACAATAAAATAGTAGAGATTAGTCTAGAAACTGTAGATGCTATTTGGGAAATAGCTCATGGAGCAGATGGTTGGGAGAGAGATTTTCCTCCTAACGAAACAATTAGGATTCTTCAAGCATATGAGAAGAAGGCTCACCAGTTAGATGAATTTGTAAGAAGTCTAGGCTATGAAGTTGAGGAGGATTTTTAATATGAGCGATCTTAATTATAAGACTGGAGAAGTTGCTGGTAGCGACAAGCTAGTAAGCATTGTTGTAGAGGGTGGCATGGTAGTTGAAGTTAATGGACTACCTGCTGACTGGCAGTATTACATTGATGATAGAGATTGTCCACCGGAGATTGAAGATGAGTGAAGGTGATAAAGTATGGTTTACCGATCCTGACGGCGATCTGTCAAGCGGTTTATACACTATCGACAGAATCTGCGGCGAAGTTTATTCTTTGAGCAACGACGATGGGGCTGTTGAAGCGTTTGAGCATGAACTGGAGGTATGTGAAGATGAGTGAGATAACCACACTACACAAAGGAGAGTTTGTATTAGTAGGCTTAGTTGATGAAACGATTGAGGTAACTGTAGAGAATAATGTTTACAGTTTTTCTGAAGCTAACCATTTAGTTTTAGAGTTGTTGAATGCACTTAAAACAATTAATACAGAAAAGCAGTGGAGTCTTATCAAAAGGAAATGGAGGAAGGGCGTTGGAGGAAACATAAAAGATACAGACTTAACAACTCAACGTCTTGGGAATCTTGCTAAGTTAGTTGTGGATGACTGGGATATGGATACCTTGTTAAGTTATGCATATGAGCAAGTGTTTCAAAATTATCAATATAATATTGATTGTGCTGTTACAGATGCTGAATCTTATGACTTGGAAGATTTAGATAAAGGAAATGGTAATGAGTAAACCAACAGTGGCCTTTGATACAAAGGTAGGCGAGAAATACTTTGAGTATGAACGTAAAGATGGAAGTCGATTCCTATCTATTATTAGATGGGATGAGTGGGACTTAGATAAGTATGAATTAAAATTCATAGAAAGTGTGGTCTGGAAATGAGAAAATTGGACGACATGAGTGTGCCTGAATTATTAAGTTTATTATCGAGGCTAGAAAGAATGGCAAAGATCATGGCAATAATAACAATAGCCTCTACTATATTTTATTTTGTGAATTATTTTTTTAGCTGAGGAAATTTAAGATGAGTAAGATTGTGAAGTATGGAGACTTCTTTCTTGACCCCACAAAGAAAAGACGTATCAGGAAGATGCGTACAGAAGTCAGGGAACGACGAATTAAAGAATATACAAAACTTGCAGAAAAAAACATTCCATTGTTCGTCAATAAGGATGGAGATAAATAACAACATAGAAATAATTGTGGCACAAGTGTATCATAAAGAAGACAAGGGTAAATTTTCACCTACTTCTTTAACACAGTGCGTAGACAGTGAAATATAATTTGGTAAAAATATCTGATGGCTTCTACTCATTTAGCATATGGGATTCTTCTGACAACTTATTGTTTGTGTACACAGGAAGCATGAAGAAGCTACAAGGAATAGCCAAAGGTTTTGATATAAAGTTGTGGTTATAATGTTATTTGTTGTGCTTATTTCAGTTGTAAGTTTTGGTTTTTTGGAATTATTTTATTATCTTTGTGACAGAAGAGAAAGTTGGTAATAGTATGCAGTCCGTTATTGATAAACCCCAAGAAGAAGAAATGCACCAGCCTATCAAATCTAAAGACATCGAGTCATTGGTTAAAGACCAAGTGATGTCTATACTTGGTAAGCCTGAAAAGTTTGAATTTATTACAGCAGGAAATGTTTTTGCAAATAATTGGAGAGTCAATGTCTGGTGCAAGCATGATATTGAGGGACTACTAATGGCTTCAAGGTCTATAAGAATTGAACATAGCTATTTTATTTCTGTTGATAACAATGGAAAGATCATTAGTTCATCACCGGAAATATCGGATGGCTGAGTTTTGTAGAGATTGTTCTAAAGAATTCTTTGGTGACGAAGATCGTACTGAGTTAAGTAATCTTTTGACAGAAGAACAAGTTAAGGATGGATTTCTTATACCAGTTCTTTGTGAAGGATGCGGTTTTGGATTAGCAGACAATACAGGAAGAATTATAAAGAGAACAGAGGGACTTGTTGAAGAATGAGAATGCAGTTCAAACTGGAATGTTGTAACAGAATAGTTCCCAGAGAAATTTGCTCAGAAAAAGTTTGTCGTTATTGTGGTAAAAAAAACCCAATTTGTTCTGAGGTAGATAAAGAGGATATGGTTTTCATGCACCTCTCTGGTTTCTCAGGAGATAAAAATTATGAAGACCGTCAGTGGGGTTCATTCCAAGTATTACTAGATGAAGCATATGTAAAAGTAAAAAAAATTATAGTTAAACCTAATCATAGGTTAAGCCTTCAACTTCATAGAAAAAGAGATGAACTATGGAAAATAATATCTGGTGAAGGTGAATTGCAAATAGGACAGACAGTGGTTCCTGTTTCTTCTGGCTCTGCTCATACAATTAAAAAGTTTGAGGTTCATAGAGTAAAAAATACTGGCGATGATGATTTAATAATAATTGAAATACAAACTGGCGAATGTCAGGAAGACGACATCATTAGAATTGATGACGACTACGGAAGATAAAACATGAGTAGTATCTCAGATAATTTGGGAGATTTAGAGTTGGTAGATGAAATTAACTTTGACAAATACAAAGATTATTTTAGAGGTTTGAGTATTCATATGTCTATCATATGTGACTTACAACAGGGCGGTAAGATGACTGAAAAAGAGGCTTTCATTGAAATAAAAAAAGTATATAAACAATTTAAGTCTTACCATAAACAATTAGACAAGGAATCAAATGAGTAAAGTTGTAGTTATATCTGGATATTTTAATCCTATTCATGTTGGTCATTTAGACTATATTGAGTCTGCTAAAAAACTAGGGGACTACTTGATAGTAATTGTTAATAATGATTTTCAGGTAGATCTAAAGGGAAGTGTTCCTTTTATGAATGAGAATGACCGTCTAAGGATTGTAAGTTCTATCAAAGGTGTAGACAGAGCCGTAGTCTCTGAAGACTGTGGTAGGTCTGTAGTTACAACTCTTAAACGTATATATGATACTTATATCAATGACCCATTCTTTGTCAGCATGACATTTTGTAATGGTGGAGATAGAACCGAAGGAAATTCTCCAGAAGAAGATTTCTGTAAACAATTTGGTATCAATACCGCATATGGAGTAGGAGGAAGTAAATCACGATCTTCTTCCGATCTCATAAATTCAGCAAATATTTCTTAGTATTTTGCGCTTTCAAGTTGCCCCTCTACAATCCTGTGGTAGAATTGTGGCACAACATAAATAAAGGAGAAGTTATGTGTGATAGAAGTGAAGACAAAGATTTGAATCATCAAGAACTTGCTGAAGTTACTGGCTTCAGCGAAGCAGAGCTTGGGGAAGATTTGTCTGATATGGTAGCAAACGGAATAATTGAACAATCCATTGGTGAAGACGGGAAATTCTATTTTAGCCTCACCGAAAAAGGTATAGAGTGTGCTAAGTTAATAGAGAAAGCTAATAATATTCAAGCATCCGAAGCAGAGCAACAAGAGGAAGCAGAAAGAATAGTAGATAAGTTCATGGAAGAAGAATAACATGCCAGAATACAGGGTTATAACAAAGAAGGCAGACAAGAAAAGAAAGGTTCGTGACTTTAAGATACACGCAAGTTGTATTAATGAAGCTGAGTCACAAGTAGAAAAGACTTTAGAAGAAGAAGAGTATATCTACGACATATTAGCATTATCATCTTTTAACTCTATGATGGACTCAATGAGTAGAAGAAGTAAAAGATCGTAAAGGTAATACATTATGAATAGAAATTTAGAAAATGGAAACTGTCCTGACTGTGGTTTAGAATTGACTTGGAACTCTGACACTGACTCAGAAGATGCAGACGGAAAAGAATTCATTGAGTCATTTTGGTCTTGCCCAGATGATGATTGTGGAGTATTTGTAACTATTATTAGGCAATGTAAATGAGTCTTAGGAAGATAATATCAGAAGTTCATGAAGATGTTGTTTTTGTTGACGCAGATGGTCAATTCGATAACGCTATCATTGGTCTTGCAGAAGAATGCGGTGATACCAAAGTAGTTTATGATTCTGAAATGATGATAAAAATTTTGCAGAACAAGGGTTGTAATTATCAGCAAGCCAGAGAATTTACAGAATTTAATACATTGTTCCGGCATCACATATGGCCTAACAACAATAGGCCTATATTTGTAGATATACTCGCAAGGATTCCCGTCGAAGAATTTAATTCAATTTAGGATAAGGACGACACAAGGATGTTGAACATCAATATTGATAACTCTATTAGAAAAAGAGCAAAGAATATTTGTAAAGAAATTAAAGAGAATACTATATCTGGAGAAGCAGCTTTGAATGAATTCTCTGATTATGCAGGACATAAGAGTAGCGAAGATGTTTTATACTCTATTTTCAAATGCGTTGTGCAAGATGCACTCTATCTTAATGGAATCAAATGACAACAAAAAATAAAGCAAAGCCAAAGAAGAAAACTAGAAAAAGACTATCATCAAAGCAGATTGCTGAAAGAAAAAAGAAGAGACAGGAACAAAAAGAAGAGCATCAAAACAAGGTAAGACTGTTTAAGAAACTTCTTAGGTCAGACACATTGATTATGACAGGATCATCACATTCGATTGATGATTGGCAAAATGATGTTAGGGATTGCAAGAGTGCTTTCAGGTACTACTATGATGGTCACTTCAAACTGGCAGAAGCTATTTCAGATACCTTATTAAAAAAATACGATAAATAATTTTACAAACTGTTGACAAATGTGTTCATTGTGGTAAGATGCCTGTCAAGGTGAGACACATACTCGGCATGGATGTCGTTTTGTTCTCGCCGTTTTTCTTAAAGGTATTAAGATGGTAGGCGAAGATACGTTATCTCATTTTGCTATACAGCCATTAAATTTACTGCGTTTACAGGAAAGAAAACATGGCTCTACAAAAGGTAGGGTAAGGCACGAAAACATAGACGCATATTTTAATGCTAGAGTAGAAAAACTGAGGGAATTGTACGAAGAGTGCTACCCAGAGACAGTTAGAGTTTGGGTAATGCCAGCAGGAGAAACTGACGGAAGAAAAGCAGTAAGTGTTGAAAAAGTAGTTGGTGAAGATATTAGCCCATTTGACTTAAAGGACTTTGATAAAAGAATGCCAAATGTAGAGGACTACTTTGATGAAGAAGAAGTCCGTGAACTTATAAGGCTTAGAAAAATAGAATGATGGTATTTTGTAAAGTAGACTATTACCCTGCCCAAAAAGGTAGAAAATACAGAGTGTTATCTGAAGGAACTGACTGGTTTTTAATAAAAATTAGAGGTGGTCAGTTCTATATTCCAAAAACTTTTTTTGATATGAAGGATTTTTACAGGGAAAGAAGAAAATGAATAACAAACTTTACAATTTTATTGCGATTGGTTTCGTTATTACTTTTGTCAACTTTGGTATTTACCAACAAAGCAGAATTAATGACCTAACAGATCAACTATCTATTTCAGATATGCGAGCAAAAGTTAATACTGAATTTGCTGATGAGTTACTCTGGTTAAGAATTAATGATGTTCACAGTCTCAATAAAGAAAACTTAATTGCTCAAGGAAGACTTGAGGGTGTCATAGCCCACATTAACGGAGATGACAAAGACGTAGTTGAAAATCTTTGGCATGAAGGTTATATGCGAGGATTGTCTCAGGTTGACTGGGAGTACGATGCTCTTTCTGAATCTAATTTTGAAAGAGGCTATCGTTCCGCTTTAGAAAAAGCATTCCCAAATGGTGACTATCCTAGTTTTATTAATTATCCACCAAGAGATGTTAAACCTAATGCTATTGGCAAGCCTAAGTTTGATTCAAGTAACGAAGGATTGAAAGACAATACAGAACTTGTTGATGAACTTAACGATAAGATCAAAGAAGTTACCAACGAATAATACAAACAATTTTTAATATTACTTTAGGAGAAGAATATGGCTGATCTAAATTCAGTACAGATTTCAGGAAGACTTACACAAACACCAAAACTAAAGTCAACTAAAGGCGATACTGCTCTTTGCGAGATTTCATTAGCTGTTAATGGTCGAAAAGAAGATCAATGTGATTTCGTTGATGTTACTTTCTGGGGAAAACAAGCAGAGGTTATTGCTGAGTATCTTCAAAAAGGTAGATATATTATCGTTACAGGACGTTTGAAGTTAGATCGTTGGGAAGACAAAGAGTCTGGTCAGAAAAGAACTAGACTAGGTGTCATTGGAAACGATTTCAGCTTTGTTCCAGATGGAACTAAACAAAATTCTACTAAAAAAGAAACAGTGGAAGAACACGATACTTCAAATGAAGATAGTGAAGCTGTTCCATTTTAAGAAAGTATTCTAATGAAAATTAGAAAAGGTATGATTGTTCTTTTACGAAATTCCAGTGGTATTCCTACTCGATACCGTAGAAGAACTGCTACCGTTGTCACAAGACCGCAACCTAACAATCGCTTTGTAGTGGAAGTTAGTCAGCGTGAACATGGCAGAAAACTTTTACTTGCTGTGCATAAGAATGAAGTCATTCCTGCATAGCTGAGAGGTGTTATTGAGGTATGCAAGCAGGTTCAAATCCTGCCTCCTCTCCATTATGAATTATTTTTGCGATCATCAGGATAGTTTTGGTAATTGTTGCAATAACAACGTAGAGCTTGTTATTGAAGATAGAATGTATGTTTGTAAGAGATGTTACGATTCGCACTACATAGGTCTTGACGCAAGGTATTTCAATGCAATACTCGAACAAAAGAAAGTTCAAGAAGAAGAAAGCAAGAGAAAAGAAAGCCCGTAGCAAGGTTCTCAGGAACAGAGCCAAGAGTAGATATGAAAAGAGACTTGAAAAAGAAGTTGAAAAGATTAAATGGGACAACAGGGAAAGGATTGTGCCTCTGAGAAATGATAGAGATAAAAGTAAAGAGACTGAACGAGACAGCGAAGATACCTCAGAAGAATCATAACACAGACGCAGGTTGGGACTTGTTCTCCTCTGAAGAACTAACAATAAATCCTAATGCGAAAAGATTTGTTTCTACTGGAATATCTACAGAAATACCAGATGGTTATTGTGCATTAATATGGGATAGGTCTAGCATGGGGTCTAAGTCTATTCACCGGTTTGCTGGAGTGATAGATTCTGAGTATCGAGGTGAGTGGAAAGTAATCTTGTTTAATCATGGCAACAATGATTACAAGATAAACAAAGGAGACAAGATAGCACAAGCTATCATTCAAAAAGTAGAAGACGTATCATTTCTTGATGTAGATAGTCTTTCAGATTCAGAGCGTGGCGAAAAAGGCTTCGGAAGCTCTGGAAAATAATCCTAGAAAAAATAAAGTTTGTTCTTGACCATGACGATTTACATGGTAGGATTGGGTGTAACAAAGGAGTTGATTGTGATATTCAGTAATGTAAAACCATTCAAAACAGAAGTAAATCTAATTTACAGATGTCCAGAGTGCGGTAGTGAATTTGAACAGACCGTTGAGGAAGCAAAGTTCGTTGGAAAAACCGTATGTTACTGTGATGCAAAAATCAAACTTGAACCAGTGGATGAGGTTCAAGTCAACATTAAATATAAAAACAATGTTGGCACAAAATCCAAAGATGTCTCAAAGGAGAAAGACTTTGGTGATGTGATTGTATCCCTGCATAGTATGGGATACAGAAAGTCTGATGCTAAAAAATTAGTCAAAGATGCGACATCATACAAAGATTATGAGACACCTGAAAAACTTATTGAAGATATTTTGAAAATTAATTTTAGCGTTTGAGGGGAAATTAAATGGCTATTGTAGAACAACAAAAAAACAAAGTGGCTCAGTCTGAAAAGTTTGAGTCAAACAATTTTAGTATCCACCAGTCTCCAGAGGTTTTTGCTATTCTGTCTGACCAGCTTTACTCAGACAAAATCAAAGCAGTGATTCGTGAGCTATCTACTAATGCTGTAGATTCAGTTATAGAAGCAAAGACATTTGACAGAGGATACGATGTATTTCTTCCTGATTCTTTGAATCCTTATTTTTATATTCGTGACTATGGGACTGGTCTATCTCACGAAGATTGCATGGGTCTTTTCGCTACATACTTTGGTAGCACTAAGACTGACAGTAATGACTACACTGGTCAATTTGGTCTTGGTTCCAAAAGTCCTTTTGCATACACTGACAACTTTACTATTGTGTCTTATAAAGATGGAATTCAAAGAACATATACAGCATGTATTAATGAAGATAATTATCCTGAGATTAATTTCTTAGATGAGTGCGAGACTACAGAACATAACGGTATAAAAATACAGTTTGCTGTTAAGAATTATGACTGTAGTGAGTTCAACGCCAAAGCCAGTGGTGTCTACAAATGGTTTGATTATAAACCAAATGTAATAAATTCTAATGATGACTGGCAAATTAAAGAGATAAAATATGTTCTTGGTGAAGAAAAAGACTGGTTGATTACTGGTCAAAGATATGACGACCCTATTATTGTTATGGGTGACATCGCATATCCAATCAACAATCTTCCCGAACAAAAAGAGTTTGATGATACTTATCGAAATATTCTCAACGGGCTTGTTCTTTATTTTGATGTTGGAGAGTTAAAGCCAACTCCTTCCAGAGAAAGTATTTCTCTTAAATCAAGAGATGTAATTAAGATTTGCGAAAAGATAAAATGTGTAGTGAGCCAACTTAAAGGATATATTTCTAGGAAGTTTGATAACTGTGATAGTCTTTGGGATGCTAGATTATTATCGAAAAGTTTATTTAATAGCTTTCAGAGTCCTCTTCATCATATCGGTTCTATGTTTAGTTCTGGGGATTTTACATATGAAGGACACAATGTTACCCACGACCGTATTAGTAGTAATTGGAGTGAGCTAAGTCATCTAAGAGATGAATACGACATTGCCAGATTCAAGATTTATAAATTTACCACATACTCTGATAAACGAAGTAGACATCTAGCGAATGCAAAGAAGTCAAGAAAAGACTCTTTCAAGGTAGATGAACGATTTGAGTTCTTTGAAGATGACTTAGATCGTGGCGGTAATGCTCGTCTGAAAAAGTATGCTGAGGAGACACAAAAGCCAGTATATCTACTGAGTTTCGATAGTGATGAAACACGAACACAGTTTATGGACAAGGTTGGATTCTTGGACAGTCACATAAGTGTTACTTCTGATCTGCCTGCTCCTAATCGAACTAGCTATAGAAGTGGCTCTGGTGTTCGTAAAGAAAAAGTTTTCCAATTAGATTGTGTTTTTCCAAGCGAAACAAATAGAAGTGAATGCTGGGACTCAACTATAGTTGATGTAAACAATGATGAAGGAATTTATGTAGAGATAAACCGCTACAATATTCTGTGTTTAGATGGACGAGAGATTAGTGCTTATGAGTTTTGTAAAGAGATAATCGAACCACTTTATGATGGACTATCTTCTAAACATGATATACCAGAAAAGTATTTAGATGAAAGAGAAGGACGGGAACATAGGTTAAAGATATATGGGGTAAAAAAATCATCATCGAAGAAATATAAAGTTTCTGAAAACTGGATTAACTTCTTCGATTTCATTGAAAAATTTTTAGTTGAAGAAAAATCTGAACTATTAAGAACTATCGTCAAAAGCAAAAAGGCTCATGACTCTTTAGGTCTTGTTGATACTTTTTTCAAATTTATCAAACAAGAAGGAGATAGCTTTGGTTCTAAATATTCAAAAGCTCTTAATGAACTAATTAACATTAAGGACTCTGCAAATACCAATGAAATGAAATCTATCAAACTCTTTCTCATGAACATGAAGTACAAAGCTGGAATGGACATAAGCATAGAAACCGATGGCCTTATAAGTGGAGAAAGGATGGAGCATCTAGAGAAACAGCTTTTCTCTGAGTACCCAGTGTTAAAGGGTTTATATGCTATTCCTGATTATTACCGTCCATCAGAGGAAATAGATTTCAAAATTTGGCAGGATTATGTTGACCTTTTGGATAGCATAAACTAAATTAATAAAGATCAAAGGAGAATTACAATGAAAGACAGAATCGCTTATTTACAATCTAACTCTGGTGCGATCACCCTGATGTTAGGCAATGAGACATATAGCATTGCAGTAGACCATCCTAGTTACTTTAAGATCATCGAGAATCTTAGAGAGCCAGATGCAGAAGAATTGAGAAAGCTACTAGATGTGGCTACTGCTGTATCAGAATACACTGAAGGCAAAATAAAGATAAGGGAAGGACTTTTCCTTTATGATGGACTTGAGCTTCACAATTCTCTTACAGAAAGACTTATGAAGTTGATGGTTGCTGGTCATCCTTTTGATTACATGTTAAAATTCTTGAACAACCTAATGGAAAATCCTTCTGGACGGGCTGTAAAAGAACTGTATACTTTCTTGGAAAACCGTAGTCTACCGATTACCGCTGATGGTTGCTTCTTAGCTTATAAGAGACTAAGAGATGACTGGACAGATGTTTGGACGGGAACAATCGACAATCGTGTTGGTGAAAAAATTTCTATGCCAAGAAATAGAGTAGATGATAATTGTAACGTGGGTTGTTCTGAAGGACTTCATGCGGGAGCAATAGAATATGCAAAAGATTATGGACGTAAAGACGGAAAGATGGTTATTGTAAAAATCCACCCTAAAGATGTTGTATCAGTTCCTCTTGATTCTAAATGCACAAAGATTAGAACTTGTGCTTATGAAGTTGTAGATGAATACGAAATTGACATGCAAGAAGAAGTTTATCAATTTTCTGAAGGTGGTGGTATAGAATCTCTTATTAGTCTTTTCAGTGGATTATCAACTCATCTGTATGATGAAGAAGAGGATTGTTACGATGGAGAATAATATCGAACCAACTATTGAAGAAATGGCACAGCAACACATTGAAGATTTGACTAATCGTGCTGCTCATATGAGAGCCGAGCTTGAAGGTATTGAAGAATGGATCAAGACATGCAAGAATGTATTAAAAAAAAATAGTATTGATGTAGAAAACAATTAGACACCCCCCTCGATGAGCAGGGCTATCTACGACTTATCTCCTTTTGTCGATTAAGGTAGCCCTGCTCTCGCTTAATATTAATATGAAAAAGTATCTGATAAATTTTAGAGTTTCAAACTGTGGCCTTATATCACAAAAAGAAGTGCTTGCTAAAGATGAAGACAAAGCAAGGAAAAAGATAACCGATGAAATAATATCAGATCTAAAAAAGAAAGACAGTTGCGGCTGTCTTGATTTCTCAGAAATTATAACAATAGTTTCTGCTGAAGAAATTTAATGGGGGCATAGCTCAGTAGATAGAGCAACGGACTTCTAATCCGTAGGTCGAGGGTGCGAATCCTTCTGTCCCTACTTTATTTTTATAGGAGAAGAAACATGACAAACAAAAGCAACAAGTCTAATATTGTATTTGGACTCTGTATTTCTACAATTATCTCTGCCATCTTCTTTCAGTTTATAATCTACAATTCTATTTCTTCATCAGTAGATAAACAGTCACAAGAAATATCAGAGTTGAAAGAAGAGATACAAAGTCTTTATCTTTTGAGTGTGATACAAAGCAGACAGATAGAAACATTATTTAATGTAGAACTAAGACGAACAAATCCAGCTATACAGGAAAAATTAGAAAAGGTACAACAAAGGTATCAAGAGCTTGATAGTATTGAAGAAAGGGAATGATATGTTTTTTATAGGTTTATCCGTTGGTCTATATCTCGGTTATAAAGACTACATTAGATTAAAAGAACATGGACTCCCTGATCCACCAAAAAGGCAGGGTATGTTTTTCTAATACTTAGCCATTGGGCTTATCTACTATAATATCTAATTCTGTTTTTATAATCGGCTTCCAATGCTCTCTACCAACTAACATGTCGGTTCTTTCAGAGTTGCACTTTAACCAAAAATCTAAATTTTTAATATTAAAACCTTTTTCATTATATCTATTAAGTCTGTTTACGCATGTAGTGTGTCGGCCATTACTCAAGTTATAATGGTTGCCAGTGTAAACCAAGTCTTTATTTTCGTTATCTTGAAAGAATGAATCACAATAATAAAATTCAAGGTTTGAATCTATAGCGCATGAGATTACCGTAAAATCAAAATATTTTATACAGACCTGCGGAGAAAGATCATTAAGATTTGGATAGTGCCAGAACTCCCAAGTATCCATTCTATGCGAGATAAAAGCCTCAAGCATATTATATTTCTTGATAACATCGAATCCGTAATTTTCAACACAAAAATTTATAGCTTCCTGACTATCTTCTTTTGATCTAAAAAAAAGGTCTACATCTCTGTACTCTCTGTTAAATATATTATCAGCAACACAACCACCAGCAATCCAAAAATAAATTCCAGAGTCTTCAAGTAAGTCAAAGTAATTTTCTTTGAAATGCTTTCTACACATTTCTATCTGCAAATTATACATTTCTAACCCCCTGTCTAATAATACACAAAACAGTTGTCTAATTATACTTTTACAAATGATTGGTTCTCTGAAAGTAACGGCGAACCAGTGGTAAGAGAGTTTGACAAGTTCCTTTCTTGCTATAAAGACAAACCGTGCAAGTTCCTCGAAATAGGTTCTTACGAAGGCATGTCAGCACTATGGATGCTTGATAATGTCTTGACACATGAAGACTCAAAACTTTGGTGCGTTGATTCTTGGGCTGAATGGACTGGTGATGCTTTCTCTACATTTGTAAATAATATTAAACTCAGCGGACACAAAGATAAAGTTGAGATTATCAAGGGTGACTCTATAGATTATGTAGGCAAGTTTCCCAGAGATTACTTTGACTTTATTTATGTTGACGGGAATCATGATGAAAGAGCAGTATTGCAGGACATGTTACTCTCATTTAGGGTTCTCAAATCTGGAGGTATTATGGCACTAGATGACTATCTACTTTGTATTAGGTATCCCGAATCAGAAGGGTCATTAGCAAATAAAGGACTGACAAAGATCGCAATAGATTATTTTGTTGGGCTGTTCTATGATGAGCTTACGATAATTCATAAAGACTACCAACTTTGGATAAGGAAGAATTAAATATGGAAGATAGATATTTGAGCGTAGATAAACGAATGAATGTTTGTATGAGATGGGATATATACAATGAAAATTGTACTGACAAAAGAACAGATAAACCAAGCCAATAAAGCTGGCAATAATAGACAAAGCTATAATGAGAAGATAGGAAAAAAAGACGCATACGGATTCAGAGGTAATGGAAGAAAAATACACATACAAGGTGCTACTGCTGAACTTGCGGTTTCTATTGCTTTGAATGAAGATTGGATAGACTTTAGCGAAGACTATGAATTACTAGAAGCTGACGTTGGAAAAAATATTCAAGTAAGAAGTACAGATTACAAGTATGGAAACCTACTTATTCACCCAAAAGATAAAGACGAACAAGTATTCATTCTCGTAAAGTCTCATAACTTTCCTGAGATGGAAATTGTTGGGTGGATTAAGGGTGCGGATGCAAAGAAGGATGAATACTGGGAGGATGGTAGTAATTGGCCTGCGTTTAGAAATAGACCTTGCTACAGAGTTCCTTATCAAAAACTAAACCCCATCAAGAATATCATCAGGACTAATAAATGAAAAAGATATTTACAGAAGTCAATCAAGCAAGAGGTTGGTTATTAGTATTATTGTCTGGAATGTTAGTGCCATTCTTAATTTCTATATTTCTTCTTGCAAAACTAATACTAGACTATTTTAATTCCTAATGAACACTTTGTGTCAGCTTATCTAATCTGCTCTTGATTTTTGTGTGGGAGCCAGTGGTTTGTACTACCTGATGCAGTCTGGTTCATGATGTTGATGCGGGAACAAGCGGTTTCAAAAATGTTAAAAGACGACTTGACAATCATATGTCCTCTTCATTACAGAGAAAATTTTCTTGATGAATTCTTAGAATATTATGATGACTTTCCTTGTAAAATAATTCTGACAGATTCAACAGACAAGCCAATGTCTTCAATGAATTATTCTTTGTCTAAAAAGTACAAGGATCATGAACTCTTTCCTCATTATTTTGAGTCTGAAGAAATAATCTATATACATGAGCCAAATGAAGTTTATTATAGGAAGATGTTCAAGGCTCTTGATCTGGTAGAGACACCATATGTTGTTGAGATACCAGATGACGATGTAATCTACAAGGATGCTATTAAGGAGGTTTTATCTTTTCTAAAACAAAACCAAGAGTACCAATTTGCTCAAGGAAGATGGCATTGTGGAGAAGAGCTTTTTTGGAAAGAACCAGAAGACTTTTACATAAAAACAAATTTTTATAGTGATGATAGGCTGGAAAGAATAGATAGGTATTTGACAGTAGAAAACTGGCAGGCACCAAATCATTGTGTAGTTAGAACAGACTTGCTCAAGGAAATATATGGCTACATGTCGCAAGAACAGAGGCTTTGGCCTATAAGATGGTTTGACAAAATATGGTTCTTCATGGCTGGCTATAGGAGTAACTATAAAGTGTTGGATATAAAATATGGAAGGAGTTGTCCGACAAGCATGTTAAGGGTTGACCAATGGGTAAATATTCAATGGATGTTCACTTACCCTGTTGAACTTGAGCATCAGACATACTGGTCACACTTCAAAGAGAAGAGAAGAAAAAATAAGTCTCCCTTAAATCAAAGAGGTTTTATCCCTTTAGTTGAATTTTTAGAAAAAGACGGAATGAAAAGAGAAGAAGCATTTGAGTTTGTAGAAGAAATTGCAAATAGAGGTTTATAATGGACAAAAAATACACAATGAATCTCCCAGTAAAAGTGAATAAGCTAAAGAATCAAAGGTGTTACCTTTCAGGAGCTATGGATAGAGTTTCTGATGGAGGAGTTGGGTGGAGAGAAAAAATATCCGTATACCTAAAAGCAAGAAACGTAGTAGTCTTAGATCCTTGCAAGAAGCCTATTAACATTGGTTTTGAAGATTCCGAAAATAGAGAAAACAGACAAAAATTAAAACAGCAAGGTCATTACGATCATATTGCTTCAGATATGAGGGTCATTAGGAATACTGATCTTAGAATGGTTGATATATCAGACTTCTTGATTGTAAATCTAGACTTAGATGTTCATCCTTGCGGCACTTATGAAGAACTGTTTTTAGCTAACAGACAAATGAAACCTATTATTGTTAGAGTTGAGCAGGGTAAAGAAGCAACACCAGACTGGCTTCTTGGCGCTATACCTCACGATAATATATTTGGCAAGTGGGAAGAATTAACAGACTACTTGGATAATATTAATTACGATAACATACGCCCAAAAAAGAGATGGCTATTTTTTGATCTATGAAGATAATATGCACAACAGTCGTTAGAGCAGCCGAGCAAGGAGAAACTCATGGCGGCTTGTATGTAATAGACTTAGAAAAAGACGACATAGTCTATCATAAACCTCTAAGCTCAGACTTTGTTAATTACAATGAGAGAGGAGGGGAGAGGGGTCTTCGTGGGATTGAAGTTCTTGATGACAGAATCATTGTGGCTGGTGCTACAGGACTGATGGAACTAGACAAAGACACTTATGAGATTGTAAAAAAAGTAGAAAACCCAACTGCGTTTCAATCAATTCACGAAATATGTTTTCATGATGACTCGATCTGGGTTACATCGACAGGCAGAAATTGTATTGTCAAAACAGACTTAGACTTTAATGTACAGAAAATATGGGAATGTGAGGCTGAATACTTTGATGACTACCAGAAAATAGTTAGTGTTAAAGAAGTTAGTTGCGAAGAAGCAAGCTGTAACTCGACATCAAGCTGTATGAATCAGAGGACTGACGAAAACCACATAAACTCAATCTCGGCGTTCAATGGCCGAGTGGTATTCTCAGCAGCGTTGTCGGATTTATACGAAGTCGAGACAGGAAATCTGGTAGCCCCAAGAACTTCAGGCGGGTTCACTCATAATTTTTACGAGTACCCAGACATGATAATATCTAACAAGACAACCCTGAGACACATAAAAATAGTTAGTCAGGGACAAGAGCTACTCATTCCTGTCCCATCATCCAGACATGCCGATCAAAGTTCAGATAAAGTGGCTGAAGACAACTGGAATAGAGGTCTTGCTAGGAAAGATAACCTTCTCTTTATAGGTTCATCTCCAGCTAGAATTCTAGTATTTGACCTAGAAACTCTAAGGTATAAAAGAGAGATTGTTCTAGAGACAGATATTAGACATTGCATTCATGGTTTAGAGATTCTCTAGTTGGTGTATTATATATTAGCACCAATTTTTGAGGGGGATTTGTGCAATGAATACACAGTTGGCTATTTCTTATATTGATTCTTTTGGTGTTCCTAGATGTGGTTGTCCCAGTTTTATACGAGCAGACGGTAGTCTGAACAAATGGGGAATAGATCACATAAAATACTACATACGAAACAGGGATGATGATCTTGAACCACAAAAGTGGGATGAGATTATAAAGAAGGCTTTCCAATCTTGGGAAAACGTAACAAACTTGTCTTTTGAACAAATTGAAGATGAGTCTGCAAATGTTATTATAGATATTGGAAAAGGACAAGAATATCATTTTGATGGCCCGATGGGTACTTTAGCTTGGGCTTTTTTGCCACCTAAAGATAACTTTACTGGTCAACTACTTATGAGATTTGACACTGATGAAATTTGGTCATCTTCTCTTTCAAACAAAGGGATATTACTTCTTAATGTTGCTACTCACGAAATAGGACATATACTTGGGCTAACACATTCTGAAGTACCAAAGGCTTTGATGGCTCCTCACTATAATCCAATGATTAAAGAGCCACAGAAAGATGATGACATACCTAGAATACAATCCTTATATGGTGAAAAAAATGAACCGGATAGTTGAAATTGTTGAAGAAAACAAAACAAAGTCACAATTAAGAAAACAAGAGAGAGAAGAGAAAAAAGACCAGAGAGAGAAAGACCGTGACGAAAAGATCGAAGATAAGAGGCAGTGGAAACAGGACAAACCTAGACCTTTGAAAGATTTGTTATTGGCCTTAGCTTCTGTACTAAAATGGCTTTCTATTGCTGCTGGAGTAGTTGGTTTGGTATATAAGCTGTTTTTCTAATGGTGTAACCATGAATGCTTATTTGAGGGCAATAGTGATACTACTTGCCGTTAATTTATTAATAAACTCTATTAACACTTTTAAAAAGAAAACAACACCACCTAAAGTAGAAAATAATTCTATAGATATTGAGCAAAAAATGTTTATGGATGAGGTGAGAAAATTTACAGCACAAAGTGTGATTAGAGACAGTATATTACTACAAGTTAACTTGAAGACCCTGAACACTCTTGAAAAAATGGGAGTAGAGATTGTTCCTGACGATCAAACAAAACTAAAAACTATAAATCTTATTGCGGAGAAATAAAATGTCAGAAGAAAATAAATCAAAAAAGAAAAGCATAATGAAAGTTATTCCTTTTGCTGTAGGTATCCTACTTGGCATGGTTATAGCTTCTCAAAATCCTAAAGTAGTGGAAAAGGTAAACAGCGTCATGGGCGATGATGTAGCAATTAAACAAGCCTGTCTTGATTGCCAAGATTGTCCATGTGAATGTGGGTGCTGTTAGTTTAAGTCTGATGAACAAGATGAATTATGTAAAGTTTTCAGAACTTGTCTGTCAAGAATACTATAAACAAACTGATGGTAGAGAATCTGTTATAAATGTAGATCCTGCCTTAGCTTTGATTGTTGCTGGTGTTGTTCTAGAATCTATCAAGATGATTAAAGATTGCAGCGAATCTTTTAGGATTATTTCTGAGAAGTTTAGAAAACCAACAAAAATACAAGTTTCTCTTCTTAGAAAAAAAATTTCCGACGAGGTTGGAAATGACAAAGATTTGACCGATAATATCCTGTCTTCTATATTAAAGACGGCATACAAATTGTCGGACGAGGAAATACAGGAGCTTATTGAAAGCGCAGATGATTAGTGTACTAATCAATGGATGGAAGAGACCTGAAAACGTACTCAGGATATTAAATAAACAAAAAGATTATGAGCTTGTTGATGAGATTATAGTCTTTAATAATAATCCTGATGTTTATTTTGATTACATAAAGAATGAAAAAGTAAAAATAATAAATACAAATTTAGATTTAGGTCTTAGAACTCGGTGGGCAAACGCAGTTTTGGCTACCAATGAATGTCTAGTATATCAGGATGACGATGTAATCATTGAAGAAGAAGGCTTTGATACTTTTTGGAGATTTTTTAAGTCTGACCCAGAAAGAATTTATTGTGCCTCTGGAAGAGTACCAGACGCAGACGGAGGATATAACTATATCAACGCAAAAGGAGCAGTAGAAGTTGTTATAACGTCTGCTGCGTGTGTTCCTAGATCATTGATACCATATGTTTTGTCATGTGAGTTTGACTTCTATAGCAAATATGAAATCAAAACAATGACAAATAATTTTCATGAGGACATATTCATCTCATACTGTGCTATGAGTGTATTCGGACAAAGAAACTTGCAAATTCCTATCAAGTTAAAAAGACTGCCTGACAAGCACGCTATTCATAGAAGACCAACACATAGGTCTGAAAGAACGGAAATGGTCAGACGGTGTAGAAAATATTTTACGCCAATGAGGACGGTAATAAATAGGTTGGAAGAGTACCTAATTAACCTACCCCAAAGGCGATACAATGGACAATCCAGAAAAACCGAATAATAAGATACTCCATTGCGATTCTTGTGATGGTAGTGGAATAATTGAAGAAGGAGAATCTTTCTACTCTTGCCCTGCTTGCTATATGCAGCACAGACTTATCGAAGTGATAGAAGTAGCAATAGCAAACCTAGTCTTAGACAAGAAGCCAGACGAAGCAGAAGAATTAGGTGTCATATACGATCTCTTATATGATTGTCCTTTACTTGCATACTTGGAAGCAGAACATCAAGGAAGATCTAGGAAATTTCTAAAAAGAATAAAGTCAACTTTTCATGTCAGACCCCTCCGTTAAGTATTTGGTGGCATGGCCTAGAAACGGTCTTGGCGACCGTTTGAAATCTTCTTCCTCTTGCTGGGCTGCTGCGGAAGAAATGGGGAGAAGGTTTGCTCTCAGATGGGTTCCACCAATAGGTTGTGATGCACATTGGAACCAGATATTCAGGCCTAACCTTGCGAGTTTCTTAGGTGATTATGACCGCTGTTATGAAGGGCAAGACAGAGAAGAACTAATTAAGTCTGGCAGGTTGAAGAGATATAAGCTGAAACAGGCAAACCAACTAAAAGACTCAGATCATAAATGGATTGAAGTTTGTTCTTGTTACTACTGTTCAGATTGGAATACAAAGGAAAAAGTAAGGCCTTATCTAAAAAGATTAGTGAGGCCAAAAGAAGACATACATCAAAGAGTAAAGATAATAATATCTAACTTTACCAAAAACACTATTGGTGTTCATATAAGAAAGACTTTTGGAGGGACTCTTGAAAAGTGCTATCCTTTTGTTGAAGAATTCTTAGGATCGCACAGTGATCCTAAAATATTTTTCTGTTCGGACACAACACAATACTATTACAAATTTGCTGAGAAATATGGAGATTTAGTAGTATCGCAAAGGCCAGTAGTAAGAAACAGATCTATAATGGGCATCAGAGAAGCAATTACAGACTTTTGCTCTCTTTCAAGATGCAACGCCATAGTAGGAACAAAAAACAGTAGCTTTTCTGAAATGGCTACTATCTTATCTGATGTAGAAGATTATGAGTGGATTTGAATCTGTAGACGTTTGCATTGTTACAGAAGACCTAAATGATCTAGCAGGATTCAAAAATGAATCTCACCTGATTAATCTGTACATATCCACCAACCAACCTCTAGAAAAAAACGACATTAGATTTAAGAGCATATCCATCTTTCCTGATAAGGATTTGCCTTACTTAATATCTCAAGGCGATTCTAAGTATATATTTTTCTCACCAGAAGGTCTTAGGCTCAAAGAGAATACAATTTTCCACTGTCTAACTCAACTAATGATGAAGAAAGATCATGGGGTTGTTGCCATTCCTTCAGGCCACTTCAGGCATAGTTGCTTAGGTTTTGCGGTTGCTGATGTTTGTTTCATGCTAAGAGAAGCTTATTCTTACAATCAAGGGCAGGACTTTAGTGAAGAAGTAACTATAAATGCAATATTTAATAACCATCAAGTTATATATCTAAATGCTAAATATTTTGATTGTGGAGATATGAATATAAATCACTCTGGCTCTTTGCAATCAATGAAGGACTCTTGGCTTCATCAATTTCCAGAGAACAAGTTCGTTCCTGTCATGGAAGAAGACTATCGAAAAAGAGTCGTTAATGGATATGAAAGGATGTCCAAATCAAAATTGGTAATATGTGGTCTGGCTAGAGATGTAAAACATTGCCTTGAGACGACTGGTATCCCTAGACTTGAGCATTTGTCTAGTCTTTTTAAGGACTGTGTGTTTGTGACATATGAAAATGACTCTAGAGATGCAACAGGATTATATCTAAATGATTGGTCGAAGAGAGACCCTGACAAAAGAATATGTATGTCTGAAAGTTTGAGCTTAGAAAGAATAGGAGGAAGACTTAAAGAAAGAACAGAAAGACTTGCTCACTGTAGAAATATATGTCTAGACAAGATAATAGAGATTGCTCCTGACTTTGATTACTATATACCTGTAGATTTAGATTTGATAGGAGGATTCAGCTATGACGGAATAGCACACAGCATCTCTCATGATGATTGGTCAGTAATGGGTTCAAATGGAAAGAATACTTTGAGGAAATCAATTAGGTATTGGGATACGTTTCCTCATAGAGATTTAGAACACACTGAACTAAGAATATCAAGAACACAGATGATGAGATATGGTTCTCGATATGCGTCACTTCAGAGAGGAGATCCTCTTTTAGAAGTAAATTCTTGTTTTGGAGGAATGGCAGTTTATAAGTTAAAAGATATCATTGACTCTGGTGCTAGATATTCAGGAGAAACATCAGAGCATGTAGTGTTTAATAAAGCTATCAAAGATAATGGTGGAAAAATATTCGTAAACCCTAGCCAAATTTTACTGTACAACTATATGAACTGGTGCGAAGATCATAATGGAGACTCATTCAGAATATAAATGAAAAACGTAACTTCTACAGTTTATTACATTAACAGCTTACCTGACTGGTTTTACATCAAGGACTCTGTAAAAACAATGAGTTCTTACTGGTGGGTTACTGATATAGTTGTCTTGCATACAGATCCAAAAAGGCCAGATTACTTTGGTGAATTAGAAGGAGAGTATTTTAAAGTTACTGAACACTGGAAAGACTTTGGGTCTGGATTTGATAAGTCAGTTATAAACGGAGGCTTTAATGAGATAGCTTGTCGTGACTATGGAGTTAGTTTGGCAGAAGAAAAGGGCAATGAGTGGATTATCTGCTGTGATCCTGATGAGTTTTTCACTCCGCTTCTGAAAGATATATTGACATATATGACTGACGAAAAAATAGACAAAGTAGTTGATCTTAGTTGTTTTCCTTTTATATCTCCGTCTATTTATATATGGGACAGAAATTCTGCATACGGAAGCACTTTCGTCATGCACGATCCACATATTAGAGTTTGGAGGTCATCAGAAAAAATGAGGTACAAACAGGGATGGAGAAGCAAGCATAAAACAAACAAGACTCAAGACTGCTCTGTAAACCCAACAAAGAGAAGGTTCTATGAGCCTAAAATTTGCCATATTCATCTTCATGACTTTTATGGTCACAAAACATCTAGGTTGCCAAGTCATCTACTGGGGGAAATAGACAAGGACTACAGAATATTAGAAAACCCAAGAGAGGTTTTTCCAGACCACTATATTCAAGCGTATGTGGATCACTTGAAGGATATAAGCAAATGAATATTAACCTGTTTGTACAAAATGTAAAGACAAATAATTCTGTAAGAAACAAAGAGTATGAAAAGTGCCTTCTCCTCAACACTTATAATAGATATATAGATAACATATTTATTATAAATACTGAAAATGGGATGCTGACTTATGGAAGATTCATCGAATTTACAAAAATTTTTCCTGATGATATTAATATTCTATCTAATGCAGATATTTTTTTTGATGAGTCAATTGATTTGTGTCGTCATATGGGAGACGACGATGCTTATGCGTTGAGTAGATGGGATCTACCTAAAGGCACATTAGAGTCAAAGTTTTTAGATGCTCATGTAGTTAAAAGTCAATCTAGATCTCAGGACACATGGATAGTCAAAGGTGCAGTAAAAAAAGGAATCAATGGAGCATTTTGTCTTGGTCAGCGAGGATGCGATAACGTATTTGCGCAAGAACTTGAAAGCTCAGGTTATAACGTAAGCAATCCATGTTTAGATATTATCGCCAATCATTTACATACTACCCCTTTCAGGACTTCCTCACAGCATTCTACCGTTGATGGAAAGAGAAAGTTTCCAGAGCCGTGTCACCTCAAGCCAATTCATGATTTAAAAAGTAAAAAAATTACCATGTACACGTTTTATACGGGTACTCACAAAAGATTTTATGATGAATACTTTTTTCCATCTGTTACAGACTGTGGGTGGAGTTGTGATGACATAGTGGTGACAGTAACTCCTCAAAGAGACCCAGAAGGAAGCTGGGGAGACGCTAGAAAACCGCCTTCTACTGGATTCAACCAAACAATGAAGGACAAATGGGAATGGACTATAAAGACTATGGAGAATGATGATTCAGACTACATCATATGGTCTGACCCAGATGTGCAATACTTTTCTCCATTCATCAAAGATCTTTACTGTTGTCTGGGAGACAATGATTTTGCAGGACAACTAGACTGTGAACCAGACACGATATGTTTAGGGTTTTTTATATTTAAGAATAATGATAAAAATATGAGACTATTTAAGCATATGCTTTCAGATGTTGATAAATATATGCATGATCAGGAAGCATTTAATCAACTTAAAGATGAATATATAACAAGTGTCTCCTTATGCCCAAAGAGATACTATACAATTGGATATTCCAATAATCGAAAAGCATGGTCTGGAGAAGATATATCTCCAGAAAAAAAAGCGATATTGCATCATGGAAATTGGACTGTTGGCGTAGAAAACAAGATAAAGTGTATGAATCTAGTGAGAGATAAGATAAATGTTAAACAAAGTCATCAGCTTCTTATGGGGTAGAAAGCACCCTCAAATAGAAAAGATTGTTCATGAAGGGCTTCGTACAGAGAGAGAGTATCAATTACATTGCAACCAAATATTGCAGGGAGAAGTTGAGTATAGGCTTCCTGATGGGACAAGGGTAGATATACTTACTGATTGCCTAGCTATCGAAGTTGACTTCGCTAAAAAATGGTATGAAGCTGTAGGACAAGCAGCACATTATTCTAGGCTAACTAATAGGCCTCCCGGTGTATTATTAATAGTAAGAGATAAAACTGATGAAAAGTATGTTTCCGCAGCAAAATCAGCGATAAACAAGATCCAAGTAAAAGTCGAGCTAGATTATTATCATATTACATTGTTAATATATAGGGACTATTGATATCTCTTCAAAAATCCAAAAATAAATACATTAGTAAAAAAAAAGGGGTAACTGAAATGCCTTCACCAAAATCAGGGGAAAGTCAAAGGGATTTTGTTTCAAGATGTATGTCAGATCCTAAGTCTAAGGAAACTTTTCCAGAAAACGAACAAAGATTAGCTTTTTGCTACAGCCAATTTAATAGTGACGGAGACGGTGAATATATGTTTGATAATAAAGATAAGTATATGCAGGCAGCGGATCAGTTCTGCAATACAATTGGTTACACAGAAGATATTACTGCTGAAAATTTTGTTGTTCCAGAAGATTCAGATTATGTAGACTTCGGAGAAGAAACAGAAGAATGGGATATTGCAGAAGCAAAGCCCGGACTCTGGGACAATATAAGAAAGAAGAAAGAAAGAGAAGGCAAAAAATATAAGCCCGCAAAGCCGGGAGATCCTGATAGACCAGACCCTGAGTCTTGGAAGAAGGCACAAAAACCAACAGGTAAAGGCTACATGTATAAAGACATGTCTCATGATGCTGGCCCAATGGAAAAGTATGCTTTTGATTCCGAAGAAAAAGCAATCAAGATGGCTAAAGAAATAGGTCTAAAGCCTTTTGCTCATCCACATAAAACTGGAGACGGCAAAACAATTTATATGCCCGGAAAAAACATGAAAGAATTTAAAGATTGGTATGAAAAGCACTCTCCTAAAAAGTCTAAAGAAGCAAAAGGCGACTACAAGTATGAGCATCCTAAAACTGGAGAAATATTTACATATGTAAGAAGAGGCGTTTATAAGAAAGACGGAGTTACCTTGCGATACAAAGGCAAAGCCGCTGAATATCAAGGAAGAAAAGTAACTCTTAATAAACCTTTTAGAACTCCAGATGGGCCAAAAAAGTTTTCTGTGTATGTTAAAAACCAAAAAGGCAATGTTATTAAAGTCAACTTTGGCGATCCAAACATGGAAATAAAAAGAGATAACCCCGCTAGAAGAAAAAGTTTTCGTGCCAGACACAAATGCGATACGGCTAAGGACAAAACAACGCCAAGATATTGGTCATGCAAAATGTGGTAAAGACGCTAGACTATGGACAGATATATACTTAGTTGTTGCAGTAGAATCGTAAATGCAGACAACAAACCAATATGGTGCATAAAGTGTGGCAGGCATGACATCCAAGTGTCAAAGTTTACGGGGGAATCCCTCTTGCCGTGTCCTTTTTGTGGAGGATCAGCGATGGCGCAGGCAAGCACATGGGGTGTTAATCCTTACTATTGGTATGAGTGTGAAGACTGTGGGTGCATGACTGAGGACTGTAGTAGCTTTGATGATGCCAAAAATAGATGGAATCAAAGAATGTAGATTTAGGAATAAGGATGGATATCAATTACATTTCCCCCGTTAATAGTTTGGGATATGGAGTAGCAGGATGGAATATATTAAAAAAGTTGGGAGTAATGGCAGATGTTTGTTATTTTCCAATAGGAAGTCCTGAAGTAGATAGTAAGGCAGATGCTGAATCTGTTGCTCATTACATAGAAAATCAAAAGCTTTTTAATCCTGATGCTGTTAGCTTGAGACTTTGGCATCAGCATGATATGGCAATGCATGTCGGAAGAGGAAAACGTGTAGGCTTTCCTATATTTGAGTTAGATAAGTTCTCAACACAAGAGATGCATCACCTGTCACAGTTAGATTCTATAATCGTTTGCTCAGAATGGGCGAAGTCAATAATATTAAACCACATCCCAGACATGGATGTTAGTGTCGCCCCTCTTGGCGTTGACTCAAACGTATTCTCTGTTCAAGAGTCTAATCAGTCAGATACTGTGTTTATAAATATTGGTAAGTGGGAAAAGAGAAAAGGACACGATATTATTGCTAAGATATTTAATAAAGCCTTTACCAAAAAAGATAATGTTCAATTATGGATGATGAACAGCAACCCATTTCTTAGTGATGAACAAACACATAACTGGCAGAGATTTTATAGAGGTTCAAAACTAGGAGACAAAGTAAAAATTATTCCTCGTGTAGAAACTCATGAAGAACTATCAAGAATAATGGGTGACTCGCATTGTGGCTTATTCCCTTCAAGAGCAGAGGGCTGGAATCTTGAGCTTCTAGAGATGATGTCTTGTGGAAAGCATGTAATATCTACTAACTACTCTGCCCACACAGAATTTTGCAATCAAGACAATTGCCATCTAGTTGATATACAAAAAACAGAAAAGGCATTTGATGGAATATGGTTCAATGGACAAGGAAACTGGGCAAAAATAGAAGATAGACATATTGATGAAATGGTTGATATAATGAGAACTGTTCATGACAAGGTTCAATCAGGCAAGACATATAATGAAGAAGGCCGTTTGACAGCAGAAAATTTTTCATGGACTAATTCTGCACAAAAAGTTATGGAGGGGCTGTAGTGGAAGCCATACTAGCTGGACTTTTAGCTTGGTCTATAGAAATTTTTGTGGCTTTGTCTGCTATGTTTCTACTAAAAAGAGAGGAAAAAAAAGTGATAAATAGAAGGAATAAAAATGTCAATTAGAAAACATTCTTTAGACTACCTATGGAATAAGGCTATTTCAGATAAAAATAAGGCACATCTTTCTTTTGAGCTTTTATTGAATAATGGAGTTGGCATTGGTGATCACTCTACTGTAGACTATCACGAAAACCTAGACCAAGCTTTAGACATGTTGGTAGACGCAACGGACAGGATAGAGGTGTTGAAAAAACATTATGGAAAAGAAACTGATAATTCCATCGTCTGATTGTCTTGAATCACAATCATATATCAAATATTGTGATGATGAATACAAGTACGACAACCTAAAACATGTTCCTGATTCTGGAATTGTACAAGTCCACAATGATGAAATATCTGAATTTTTTAACAGATGTGGCGACAATGGAAGAGAATATGTAATTGTTAGTCCTAGAAGCGACTTTGGTATTGCTTACCAACATGAACATTCGGTATGGATGGACATGCACAAAGCGATCAAAAGTATTCCGTATGATCATACTGTAGACTTGTCTCAGTTAGGCTATAGACACTTTATTGTTCCCCCAAGATGCGATGTAGAGAACTGTAATCAATCAGATCTTTTCTCAGTCAAATGTGATAGTTATACAAAGTCTACGTTTTCAGATATTCCTAGTAACATCAGAAAATGGTTTACTGTCAATATGATGTGCAAGCATCCTAAGATTGAGTGCATACCTTTTGGAATACCTAGCTGGTCATATGAAATACTGGACAATATTAATCTTACAGAAAAGAGACAAGATAAGTCTCTGTATGTAAACTTTCAAACATATACTGTAGAAAGACTGAATATAAAAAGTTTTTACAGAGACTCAAACTTTTCGTTTTGTACATATGTAGATGAAGCTAAAGATAACGAAACTTATTTGAATGAATTATCTTCTCACAAGTTTGTCCTCTGTCCAAATGGAAACGGGATAGATTGCTTTAGAACTTGGGAAGCATTAGCCCTTGGTACTATTCCTATTGTTGAAAGAAGTTATGTTTCAGAGTCTTTTTCTGATCTTCCAATTCTAATAGTTGAGAACATGTATTGTATTACAAAAGATTTTCTTGATGAACAATATGAATTGATAATGAATGGATTTCCAGACTGGTCTACTATAGAAAAATTAAAATTGAGCTATTGGGGGAAAGTGTTTAGTGAAAGTTAAAATAGCAGTTGTCTTTGTAAAATGGTCAGCAGAGAAACAACCAGAAGAATGCGGATTTGTAGAAGAAGATGGTGTGTTTTTAATACCCACTTGCGATGTTGATAACGAGAAAGAATCTGAACAATTAGCATTATCAATTGCAAGAAAGTATACACTTTGTGAAATAAGATGGCTGTCTGTTGAAAACATAGGTTTTGTAGAAATGATCGTGGCAGAAGAAAAGACTGTCTATCTAACCTTTAGAGTTAAACTTCCTCCAATAATGAATAATCTTGAGGAGGGAATGGTTTGGAAAAATATTAGAGAATTAGAGGCAGACACCTCTGTTCCCCACCTCACTGTTTGTAGAAAGGCTTGTTTTGTATCATGATTGACGAATTTGAAACTAGCATGAGATCATATGTAAAATACGAATATGACCATGATGAAGATTGTATATATGTAAAAACTAATATAAGTCCATACTTTGGAGATGAAAAAGTATGTGAAGACATTTCTAATATGCTTCATTCTATTTCCAATGGTTCATTTATTGAAGATACAGCTAAGTCCATGATTTCATATGGAATTACCAACAATACAGAAACTACAGTTAAAAAAATTATGACTAAATGGAAGCGACGTATAATCTCAGACAAAGAAAAAGACCCATACGTCTCTCCTATCAATGTATTTGAGTTTAGAAAAGCTGGTGATATCGGTGGCTAAAGAGATAATATGGGAGAAGTGGAACGATCCTCTTTTTGGAAATGTAACCAAAGTTGTAAATTCTTCGTCTGATGAAGAGGAACAATTTGGAGAAGACTTGTTTTCTGAAATTAGTGATGAGTTTGATATTGGCTCTTCAAAACTAATTCACACTCCACTTGGACTATACTCTATATCAGATGAGGCATTGTTATGCGAAAAGTTTAACTTTTGGCTAATGCATACTAATTTTGACATTACAGAAAAAATAGTCGATATAATCAGTAAAATTTCTGGCGTAGAAACATTAGACGTGTATTCTAGGTATCGGTTACGAATAGGTATACCTATGACTGGATTATTTGAAGCTTCTAAAGTCAGAAAAGAGATAAATGATAAAGTCAAGAAGCATGAGAATGAAGCGTCAAACACGATATTAGACAAAATGATAAATTTTAATTCTGAAAATTAATCGGCATTTTTCTGGTGTATTATATGTTGCCGGGACATAGGAATTTATTTTAGGATCTTGCTAGGATGTACACGTTCCATTTATGGAGGTTTTAATTATGGCAGTCCCAGTAGGCAATAACCATCTTGCTAATACACCAGCTAACGATGTTAATAATGGTGGAACAATTTTCCACGCAGGAAACATTGACAGCACAAATCAGATTACTAAGTCTATTACTCCGGGTAGAACAATAGATACTTCTCACAGTAACAGCCCAAGAGAAGGAGCAACTGCTGCTACCGCTTCTAAGGCTGTGAGTGGTGGTAATTTCGCTCACAATCCACATGTGACTACGTCTCGTTCAAAGACAGACACTGGATTCGTTATGTTGAGATTACCAACTATTCTCGCTGGAGTAAGTGGTGGATCTGCAAACAGTGCCATGTATATGGCTTCGGCAACTTATGCTGTAGCTGATGGTACTACGGAAAGAAACCCAACTCCTGTTGGTGCTAAGACTCTTACTAAATGGAGAGCAAATCAGTTCTCTTGGACTGGTACATCTGGTTCAAGACATAACTGGGTTGATGCTTCAAACGCCGCAGAAGCCCCTGCTGCTCTGGGTAGTTCCTTCCACAAAATTGCTGGAAGTATTTATGACTACGCAGTTCAAGTTGGAGATACTTCTGTTTACGCTATTCCGGGTCAGCTTACCTATCACGAAGGTAAAGCATTCCCAACTGGTAGCGAATCAGGTGCAGTTGTTGGTAACACCACTGGTGCGACCAGAGATGAGTACGAAGGTACTGATCGCAGCAAAGCAAGCTCCAGCTTGGTAGGTTAGTTTGAATTAGAATAATCCGTCGCACCCGAAAGGGTGCGGCGGTATTCTTCTCACAGAGGGGATCGACATGGGTGATAAGTCTGATAAAGAAACCATTTGGAAAACAACAACTGTGACTGCGATAAGCTGTATCGTCCTAATGGTTGGGTTTTGGCTGGTTGAGGCAAAGGCATACGTTACGGAAAATAAAGTATCGGAAATGATTCAAAAGGAATCTCCTTACGTTATTGATAAAGAGCTAGTTCGCGCAACATTGAACGAAGTAAGATTGAATCTTAGTGCTAATACAGCAGTGTTGAACGAATTGAATGTTGAGATAGCGAAGCTCAGGGAAAAATTAGATTCTATAGAAAGACAATAACGTATCAGAATTTATAAAAAGAAGCTTGACTGACACGGATTTCGGTGTTAAATTAATCACAAACTATTTATCTTTGGAGTAATTCTGATGAAAGAAAAATTCAAATCACTTATCAATTCTAGACGATTTTGGACTGCCGTAGGCGGTGTCGCTGTAGTTTGTTTGCAAGATCTTATTGGGCTTCCAGAAAATACAGCCAACAGCATTGTTGCATTAGGTGTAGCTTGGATCGTAGGTGACAGTTTGAGAATCACTGAATAGCAAAACAAATGCTTAGGATTCATAAAAGTCCGTAGCTTTGGCTACGGGCTTTTTTTTTCAAAATTGTTAAGGAAGATCAAAAATGGAAGATGGGACGGAAAGAGGATTGGCTATATCAGATCGGCTAAATAAATTCATCTCTAATAAATTTGTCTGTGAAATTGGTTGTGCAGATGGAGCGGTATTATACGAGATGTCAAAATATGCTAAGAAAGCAATCGGCATAGAAGTAGATTTACCGTTTATAGATTCAGCGAACGCAAGGGATTATAAGTGTGAAACAAGCATAGTACATGCTGACGCTTATAATTTTTTAAAAGAAAACACGCACATAAATCCAGACGTGTTTTACTTTTGGACAAACTATAGAAAAAAAACGAGTGGGATGCAATGGTGGGTGGAGAAAATTCTAGAATTGCGTGGAACAACCAATCCAGTAATCATGTGTGGTATAAATACTGATTATGAATATGGAATGCAACTTGGTACGGCAAGAGAGATACAGAGCATTTACGGCGGTGATATTGTATCCATGCCTTACAATCCACCGGGTTGGGAGCCAGATAAAAAATTTTATGGGTTTTCGGTACTTGTAATACAATGTAATGGGCAAACTGTAAACATAGATCGGAAAGCACCAAATATAGACCGAAAGACATATGATAGTATAATCAATCCCGAATACCTGAATTACATTCATAAACTATCATCTGTTGATATTAATTCGGTTTCAGTTGATCCCAATGATTTATAAAAATTAAAAATTATTTACATAAAAATTGCACTATGAGGAAATGGCTGTGACTCAGAGAGAGATTAGAGTAAAGAAAAGAAACGGAAGACTACAAGAAGTAAACTTAGACAAAATTAACGAATGCGTTGAGAGAGCATCATCTAATCTTGAGAATGTGTCTGTAAGTGAAGTTGTACTAGATGCAAGCCTTCAATTATATGACAAAATTACCACGGCTGAAATTGACAAAGCTCTTATTATGTCTGCAAGGTCTAAGATAGAAAAAGAGCCTAACTACTCAAAAATCGCAGCTAGGATGCTTCTGAATAATATATACAAAGAGGTATTTGGCGAAACTGTTGACTCAGACACATTCGATCTTCAACATAAGAAGTCTTTTATACAAAACATAAAAAAATTAGTCAGAGAAAAAAGGCTTAGTGAGAAACTTCTAAGCTTTAATTTGAAACTTCTGGCTGAAAAACTTGATACAAAAAGAGACTCTCAATTCAAGTATTTAGGAATACAGACTCTATATGACCGATACTTCATTCATATTGAAGGTAGAAGGATGGAGGCACCTCAGTCATTTTGGATGAGAGTGGCTATGGGGCTGTGCATTAATGAGGAAAACAAGGAAGAAAGAGCGATAGAGATATATGAAATGATATCTTCTTTCAGATACTGCCCTTCTACACCAACATTGTTTAACAGTGGCACTGCTAGGTCTCAGCTTTCTTCTTGTTATCTAAGTACAGTCGATGATTCTATCGACGGAATATTTGGTACTATTCATGGTCAAGCGAGATTGTCTAAATACGCTGGCGGCTTAGGAGTTGATTGGACTCCTGTAAGATCTACTGGTTCTCATATTCAAGGAACAAATGGAATATCTTCTGGACTTATTCCTTGGTTAAAAATATTCAACGATACTCTTGTTGGTGTTAATCAAGGAGGAAAGAGGAAAGGTGCTGGCTGTGCTTACTTAGAAGTCTGGCATATGGATGTTGAAGAGTTTCTCGATCTCAGAAAAAATACTGGAGATGACAGAAGAAGATGTCATGACATGAATACTGCTCTTTGGGTATGTGATGATTTTATTATCGCCGCCAAAAAAGAGTCAGATTGGTATTTGTTTGATCCTAAAGAATGTCCAGAGTTGCATGAAACATATGGAAAAGAATTCACAAAATACTACGAGAAGTACAAAAAGATGGCAGACGATGGGGAAGTTCACAACTTCAGGATCATCAATGCCAAAGACCTGTGGAAAAAGATACTCACGTCTTTATATGAAACTGGCCATCCTTGGATTACCTTCAAAGATGCTTCTAATATTAGGTATAGCAACAAGCATGAAGGTGTTGTTCATTCTTCAAATCTTTGCACAGAAATTTTGTTACATACCAAGCCTACAACATATGAAAACGGTAACGTCAAGCAAAGAGGAGAAACAGCAGTCTGCAACTTAGCCAGTATCAATCTTTCAAATCATTTGAAGGTAAGGACTGTTGATTGGAAAAAGCTTGAGGAAACAGTTAATGTTGCGATTAGAGGACTCGACAATGTTATTGACTTGAACTTTTACCCTACAGAAGAGGCTAAAAATTCTAATCTAAGAAACAGGCCTGTTGGTTTAGGGGTGATGGGTACACACGATGTCCTTCATAAATTAGGAATCCCATACAACTCTCAGGAGGCCGTATCTCTTTGCGATTCTATACAAGAGTTTATATCTTTTCACGCAATCCTTACCTCATCGAAGCTGGCAAAAGAAAGAGGCCAGTACCCTTCTTATGTAGGATCAGAATGGTACAAAGGAAACCTTCCGATTGATACCTACTGTTCAATGATGAACGAAAGAGAATCTACCGATACTTATCAAGCATCTACGCTTGAGAATCTCGAATGGGATAAAGTGAGAAGCCATGTCGAAGATCATGGTGTCAGAAACTCTAATGTCATGGCAATCGCTCCTACAGCGACTATATCTTACATACAAGGATGCTCTCAGTCTATTGAACCTGACTACTCTGTGCTTTATGTTTATTCAACATTAAGTGGGGAGTTTACTATGGTGAATGAACACTTTGTTGAAATAGCCAAAAAGAAAGGAATATGGTGCAATCAACTTGTTGATGCACTTAAAGAAGTAGATGGAGATATTTCTTTACTATCTATTGAAAAAAATATTAAAGAAGAATTCTTGACTGCGTTTGATATTGATTATAATGTATTAATAGATGCTGCTTCAGCAAGACAAAAATGGATTGATATGGGTCAATCATTGAATTTATACAACAAGGCCAGTAGTCTTAAATTTCTTAATGATATGTATATGTATTGTTGGGAAAAAGGATTAAAGACAACGTATTATTTGAGAAGCAAAGCGGCGACCAGAGTAGAAAAGTCAACCGTGCAAAACATTGTAGAAGAAGAAGTGCCTGAAGAGGATCTAAGAAACGTCAAAGCATGTTCAATACTTGATCCAGACTGTGAGAGTTGCCAATGAAGTTCAGTGAGCATAGACAATCTAGAACTTCTCCATTGAGATACATATTAGAACTTAAACCAGAAGAAGCAGAAAAAGTAAAAGACCTTCTACAAAAAATTATTGAGAGATTGCAGGATGAAAAAAAGTAAAGAAATAATTTCAGACAAGGTTTCAGTTGTAAATCAGATTCTTCCGCACACAAACAAGTGGGCTTGGCAACTGTTCTTAGATGGAGCAGCAAATAACTGGATGCCAACAGAAGTACCAATGTCAAAGGATATTGAACAGTGGAGATCTTCCCAACTGTCTGATGATGAGAGACTGATGGTCAAAAGGTGTCTTGGGTTTTTTGCTGGATCAGAGTCTTTAGTGGCTAATAACTTACTACTAAGCATATTTAAGTTTGTTACTGATGCTGAGTGTAGACAATATATATTGCGACAGGCTTATGAAGAAAGCCTGCATAACCTTACCGTTGTTTATGTGTGCGATTCTTTGGGTTTAGATATTGATGAAGTCTATCAGGCTTATCTATCTATACCTAGCATCAAAGTCAAAGATGACTTTCTTATGGAAATTAGTACAGACATAAATAGGCCTAACTTCAACATAAATACTATTGAAGGAAAGAAAGAGTTCCTAAGAAACATAATTACTTACTATGTAATTTGTGAAGGAATATTCTTCTTTTCAGGTTTTGCTATGCTTCTTTCTCTTAATAGACAAAACAAGATGCCGGGAATTGGAGAGCAAATTCAATACACATTACGAGATGAAAGTTTACACATCAAATTCGGAACCAACCTAATCAACAGAATTAGAGAGGACAACCCAAAAGTGTGGAGCAAGTCTTTTGAGCAAGAGACTATGTCTCACATTGAAAAAGCAATCGAGCTTGAAGTTCAATACGCAAAAGATGTTTTGCCAAACGGAATACTCGGACTAAACTCTGATATGTTTATAGACTATGTAAAATACATAGCGAATAGAAGGCTAGTCAATCTCAATATGGATTCTCCATACAAAGATGCAAAGAATCCTTTTCCTTGGATGAGCGAAATAATTGATCTAGAAAAATGCAAAAACTTTTTTGAGACAAGGGTGACTGAGTACTCTAGTGGAAACATAGAAGATGATTTCTAAGATCTTTTATTACATTATGATTATTTATATAGCAGTAGTATCTTCTATTGATATGTACTGGTCTATAAAAATACATGAAGTTTTATTAGATATAGAACAGAATCCTATTGGTGTGTTCTTGATAGAAAAAAATGACGATAGCGTTGCCTTGTTTATGTCTTTTAAGTTTTTAGGCACAATATTTGTGGTCATGATACTTTCTGCTCTTTATAATAAAAATAAGAAGTTGGCTTGGTCAGTCATAACTGGCATAGTAATTTTTCAAACTTTCTTAATATACTATGTCTATAGCAAGCCCAAAGAAGAATATACTGGCTCCAAGAATCTGTACAACTTACAGAAGCTAGAGGACGGAACAATTTATGTTTCTCCAGTCTACATAAAGGAATGAAGATGCCTACATACGATTTTGAGTGCCAAAAATGTGGAGAGGTTCACGAAGTCTACAAACGATTCAATGAGGCAAAACCAGACACTGTTTCTGATCTTGAACTTGACGAACCGTGTTGTGAAGGAAACCCTGAAGTCAAACAGGTAATTTTGCAGGCTCCTCATTTTTCTGTCAGAGCAGCCTCTTCAGAAATAAAAAATCTAGGTCATCTTGCAGAACGTAACTCTGAAACGCTTTCTAATGACCACAAGATGGCTATTCATGCAAAGAATAAAACGAAAAGAATTCCAAGCTCTAAGGATCTTCCAGATGGTATGGTAAGAGTGAAGACAGACAAGCCAATGAGTTATGACGACATCGTAGACAAGGCAAATGAACAAAGAGAAAAAGAATTGTCTATGAAGAAAATACACAAGATGACAGATAAAGAAAAGGCAAAATGGATTAAAGATGGATAGAATACCGCATCAAGCCCGGCTTTCAATAAACGGATTTGTGTATAAGATCAATCCAGACGGAACTCAAAAACAAACAGAGTCTAATGTCAGACATCTAGTTTTGTACTTTGATGGAATGACTGAAGAAGAATCGGAAAAAAAGATGGATAAATTTTTAAAGGAATGTAAAGCATTATGGAAGACCACCACATAGTATTGTCCTGCAAAAAGTGTAAATCTCCAGTAGTTGACATTTGGGTTCATGACCCAAGCACTTTCAAAAAAACTGATATATCTTTATCTTGCTGTAATGAAACACATTCTGTTGGTGTAGTTGGTGACTTTGCAGTTGGTCAACTAGAGGGCATGGTAGAAGTGCAAGACATTGAGTATGAAGAAGGCGCTGTCAATGTAATAGCCAAAAGAACGGAATAGAATAACATGGAACATATACATAAAATCAATTCTTCAAAAGAACAAAAAGGAGAGGTTCTAGATTCTGCTGGAACTACCTCTTCCGTAATAGGATATGCAGAAGGTCTTACTGAAGTAGACGCTGATAGCCAAGAATGTCTTGCTAAATCAGTAGTGATAGTTAGTGAGGCGGGTGAAAGACACAAGTATTATGTAAAGGTTGGCAGTACCGGCGAGCTTTTCAATCCTTGGGGAATGTATTCAGAAGGAAGCTCAAACAAGTTTGCAAAACATAGGGGTAAATATGTTTGGAATTTAGTTGAAGTTTCTTTTAAGTCGTTCAATTTTTATAAACAGTTTTTGTCTAGCAGGAATCCTGCTTGGCTACACAATGCTCAACGGGAGTCCAGAAATGCCTAAAAAAACACTAGGTGACATAGAAAAATTTTACATTCGTGAACACAAACACTTGACAAGTCAAGAAATCGCTAGTAAACTTGATGGCATTGGCCCTAAGACTGTCGAATCTTATCTAGATACACTTGACGAGGGGGAACAGGGTCAAGAGAATATTGCCACGGCAAAATCAGAGGACTCTGGTGGGCATAAGGCTGGTAATCTGTTATCTCGCAATGAAGAGTATGGCGTTGTGGTAATGACACAAGAAGCAAGCGAATTAGCAGACGAACACAGAAGTGCAGTTAATACAGAAGAGGCACGATCTAATACAAGCGACAGAATTCATAGGATAAGAAATGACTGAGGATGCAAATAAAGAGAGCAAGTCTTGCTTAACAGAATATGGTTTGAAGAACTTTTACAGTCCAGAAAAGATGGAAAATGATACATGGGCTGAGATCGCTTTAGATAATGATGAGACAGCTTACCTGAATGATACTGAGGGATGGCTAAGTCTTCAAAAGTATTGCTGTGAAAATGAAGCTTGTATAGAAGAATTAAGAATTAGGTTTAGAGATCACACGGAAGTTGTAGGCCACGATGCAGATCAGTATGTGTTCACTCGTGGCGTTGGCTTAATGTTTGGAGAAGATCAGAGCCAAGACAACTATATTATTATTGGAAAAGTCTACGGTGGAACGGTTATGAAATCTTGGTGGAGAGTGCCAGAGGTAACTAGATTCCGAAATGACCGCTTGACTATTGATGATTTGGATAATTTGGATAAGTTAATTCATGGCAAGGCAAAAGTCAGATAAGAGTAAGTTTCGGTCAATATATAGTAATAGTTATGTAACTGCCGCACAATATATTACTGAAGCGTTGTTCTATCTTATAGCAAAATCTAAGAATATAGATTTACCAGAGAACTTTTGGAATCACGAAGACTGGAAGAAAGACTTTCAGTATCAGGTTGTTCTTGTAAACCGATTACTTAAAGAATATAGCCCACACGCTATATTAAAGACGCTCCGAGACAAAAGATGTCGGAGCGTTTACTCTTTTGGTATTTTTAAAAAGTCTGGTAATTTGAAAAAAATATTAGATACTAATCAGAAACATATTCAGTATCAAGAGTCAAAAGAAGTTCAAATAAGCCCTAGAAAGTCAGTAACAGATAAACCAAGAAAACCAACGGGCAGTAAAAACATATTAGCTCTATTGGAAGAAACAGAAAATGAGTAAAACAAAAGAAATAGCAGATATCATTGGCAAAGACGTTTTGATATCTGGTGACGCTATTCTTGAAGAAGAAAAGCAAATCATTCCTTGGAGTCCATGTGTTGACATTATACTCGGAGGAGGAGTCCCTGAAGGTAGCTGGGTCACTCTTACAGGAGAGCCTAAGTGTGGAAAGACAACTAGCGCATTGCACTTCGCTGCTAAATGTCAAAGTAAGGAACACGGAGAACGAAATGTATACTACTTAAATATTGAGGGCAGACTAAAACAGAGAGACCTAGAAGGCATACCAAACTTGAAGATGGACAAGTTTTTCTCTGTCCAATCTTACTACGACAAGAAAACCGGAGAAGGGAGAATACTAACAGCAGAAGAATATTTGAGTTATGCAGAAAAAATTCTAAAAGATGATCCGGGATGTTTAGTTATTATTGATTCTGTTTCTCAACTAATAACTCAAAAAGAACTTGAAGGAGAAATGGGAGAAGCACACAGAGCGCCGGGTGCGAAAGTAGTATCACAATTTTGCAGGAGGGTTGCCAATCTGCTTCCGGTAAATGGAAACATAGTCATTGCCATTACTCACCTCATAGCAAATATCAGCGGTTATGGAAAGACAAAGGTTGAAAGTGGTGGAAGAAAAATTGCATATGCAGTAGACATAAAAATGCATGCGTCAAAGGTAGAAAAATGGTTTGCTTCTTCGTCAAAAAAAATAGACGATTTAAAAGAGGCACCTGTAGGACAAATAATCACTTGGATTACAGAATCAACAGCCATAGTACCTCCGGGAAGAAAAATCACTTCATATTTAAGATATGGTAAAGGTATTGATGAAATTACGGAACTGGTAACACTTGGGCAAAAGTTGGGTTTCATAACAGGAAAAGGCTGGTACACATGTAACTTCATGCAAGAACATTTAGATGTGTTAGATGCTAAGGAATGGGATGAAGAAACTCAAAAAAGATGCAAAGCTCAAGGTCAAGAAAAGTTGTCTAATCTTCTGAGAGAAAATCCTGAATGGCTTTCGATACTAGAGAAAGAAATAAAGAGCATGTTGACATGATAGAAGTCAAAATAAAACAAGACATGATCAATCGTGCAATACTGCGATCAAGAAAGATGGGTAGCATCAGAAACTCAATCACTTCTGGTCAGGGTAACATAGCTGGATTTATAGGAGAAGAAGTAGTCAATGAATATATTGGTGGAAAAATTGTAGATCATTACGATTATGACATCATAGTTGGTCACAGATTGATAGACGTAAAGACAAAACGATGCACTTCAAGACCTAAAGGGTTCTATGATTGTTCAATCGCAAGCACTAGCACACATCAAAAATGTACTGAGTACATATTTGTTAGGATAGAATGGAATAAGTCTAAACCAAATGATTGGAAGAGAGCTTGGATCTGTGGAAGAATTGATAGAAATGAATACTTTAGAAAAGGAAGAAAGCTTCTTAAAGGACAACTCGATGGGTCTAATAAGTTCGTTGTAAAGGCTGATTGCTACAACTTGAGAATAGATCAACTTGAGGATGTATTACTTTGAAAGTTACAGGTTTTGATGGAAGGGAATACAAATTCCCCAAAAAACATAAGCTGAAGAAAGAACAGAAGAATGCTTCAAAATTACATAAAAGAACTAGATCACTTCTTAAAAAAATATATCCACTAGACATTCTTCTAGAAGAAGTGGTTCTTCCGGGAACAGGAAATCTCAGAGCAGATTTTTATCTTCCAGATAGAAAATTAATCATAGAATGTCACGGAAGACAACATTATGAATTTGTTGCACATTTTCATGGTAGCAAATTAGGATTTTTTGAATACACACACAATGACCGCAAGAAGGTTGAGTGGTGTGAAATTAACAATATTAGAATTGTGGAACTTCCATATGACGAATCAGACGACGAATGGAAACAGCGAGTTAAAGGTAGATAACAGGCTTGCTGAAGTAGAAAAAATTCTTGATGATTTTGAAAAATCACTCGGAATTATACCGACAACTAATACTGAAGAGACAACACATATCTTTAGTATGAAATCTGAGCAGCTAAGAAAGCTTAGTGCGGAGCAGTGTGGTGAATACGCTTTCATCCTTTCTCAACAAACTTTATATATTCAGCATCAGATTAATAGAAATAATCAGCGTATTAGTTGGGCTGACAGCAATATTGATGCTATTATTTGTGGACAAGTTAATAATTATGGTGGGCAATATACGCCTTTTGCTGAGAAGAAAATGATGGCAATAAAGGACAACGGTTACGCAAAGAAATTGCTTGAAATAAAAAATAAGGCAAAGCAAGTAATAGATAGGCTGGAGTATATACCGGCAAGGATAAATTACATGTGCAAAACACTTTTAGAACTTCAACAAACGAAAAGGAATTAACATGTCTATTCCAGATATTTTGAAGCGAGCTTACGAAGAGAACGACTGGTCTTTAGTCTCACAGGCTCACCAAATGTTAACTGGTGAAAATCTGACTGACGAAAATATTGTTTCCGAAGATAGCGATAGTGAAATTAGCTTTAAGGATGTTGATACTCCTCCACAAAAATATGAAAAGTTTAAGATGAGAGATAGAGACGAGCCTATTAAAGGCGATGTCGGTAGAATCGCAAAAAGAGAGCCAATGCAAATACCAAGTGAAGGCAATCGTGAATTGGGATGGACAGATGACGGGACAATAGCTAAAGAGGATTCAGTCAAAAATAATCCGCACTTAGGCACTACGCCTAAGAGAGTGTTTGAAAGAAGGGATAAATGATGGAAATACACACAGATGTATCGGCTGAAAGGGTAGTTTTAGCAGGTCTTTTTCAACACGGACAAGACGCATATATAGATGTAGTAGATTTCTTACAGGAAGACACTTTCACTGACTTAACGCACCAGTGTTTATTTAAGTGTTTTTTCCACGGCTTTCAAGTTAAGAAGATGTCAAACATTGATAAGCCTTCATTGTTAGCTATAGCAAATGAGTTAAATGTCGATAAACATTTTGCAAAAGATGATTGGAGAATCGTTAGAGCAGCACTAAATACTCCGGTTAATCTTGAGAATGTTAGGGGATGGGCAGCGAAAATAAGGAAGCTACATGTTATACGACTTCTTAATCAACAACTTAGCGATTGCCAAAAAGAAATATCCGAACTAAAGGGAGAAGAACCAATAGCCCACATTATTGGTTTGGCAGAGCAAAGGATTTTTGATTTTGCGAGCTTAGTTTCTGATGATGGACAAAACGATCCGACTCTGATACACGATGGAATTGATACATTCTTAGATACAATCGAAGAGAATCCAACCGACACTGTAGGTATTAGTAGTGGATTTACTCATTATGACTCTGCCATTGGTGGAGGGTTTAGAAGAAAATCTGTCAATATGATTGGGGCTAGAACTGGCATAGGGAAGAGTATGCTTGCCGACAACATCGGTGTTCATGTCGCTGAAAAGCTTGGTATACCAGTATTGTATCTGGATACGGAAATGACGACTGAAGACCATTGGGTAAGAATTTTAGCAAATAAAGCTAGTGTGCCGATCAATGAGATTGAGACTGGTACATATGTTACTAATACAATGAAAAAACAGTCCGTAAGAGATTCAGCAAAAACTCTTGAAATACCTTTACACTACCTAAATATATCTGGAAGACCTTTTGAAGAAACTATATCCATCATGAGACGATGGGTTCATAAGGTTGTCGGTTATGACGAGAACGGAAATACAAATGATTGCTTAATAATTTATGACTACTTAAAGATGATGTCTGGAGAAGGAATTACTTCCTCAATGCAGGAGTACCAGATACTTGGATTCATGGCCACTACTTTCCACAATTTTGCTGTTAGGAATAATCTCCCTATCGTAACATTTATCCAATTGAATAGAGATGGAATTGACAAGGAAAGCACTGCCGCTGTCTCTGGTTCTGATCGTGTTGTATGGCTTACGTCTAATCTAACAATATTTAAACCAAAAACAGAAGAAGAAATTGTTCAAGATGACGGAGAAGAAAATGGGAACAGAAAGCTTGTAGTAATTAAAGCTCGACATGGAGGAGGGTTATCAGGAGGTAACTACATTAATATGTATATGGTTGGTAAGTTTGCAAGAGTAATTGAGAAAGATACTAGAGATAATCTTAGACAGAGTACACAGTCTGCTAGATCTAATCCTCCGAAGATGAGCGTCGATGGGGATGAGCAAGTATCTATGGGAAAACCGTCTAATGAAGAAACAAAATAAAGACTTATATTTTGATCAAGAGGTATTAAGAAAAATACAGGAGCTTTTGTTTCAAAATTTGAACGATATGCTGTTAGCATTGAATATAGAATTTAGATACTCAGGCAAGATGATTGTTGGAAATTGCCCTGTTCACGAAGGAGACAATAGTACCGCATGGAACTTGTATATAGAAGAGCTTGAGAATGGACTAAAAGGCAATTGGATTTGTAGATCGCAGCATTGTGAAAAAGAATGCAAAGATAACTTGTTAGGTTTGATTAGGGGAGTTAAACAATTTGGCAAAAATTGGTTCAAAACAGTAGACTGGGCAACAGAGTTTCTAGGAATACCAATTGAACAGATAAAAAATGATGATAGTATTGTCGTAATTAAAAAGGATTGGTCTGTAGATGCATATTTAGATCGAGAACCTCAGAAGCAAGAAGGCATATTCCCTAGATCATTAATAAGACAAAGATTGAAAATACCATGCAACTACTATATAGACAGGGGATACAGTAAATCCATACTAGACAAGTATGATGTTGGACTTAGTAGTAATGGAAGATTCAAAGGCAGGGCTGTTGTTCCAATTTATAATGATGAATATACGCACGCAATAGGTTTAACCGGCAGAGCAACTTGGCAAGATCCTAAGAACAAATGGATTCACACCTCTGGGTTTAGAGCAAATCATTGCTTATATAATTTTTGGTTTGCGAAAGAAGATATTTACAAAAGCAAGCAAGTGATTTTGGTCGAAGGGCCGGGAGATGTGTGGAAGTTAGAGGAAAACGGTATACATAATTCTGTAGCAATGTTCGGAACTGAATTATCTGAAGAGCAGATGGTAATACTGGAGAGATCTGGAGCATTGAACATAATCGTAATGACCGATAACGATAAGGCGGGAATTTTGTCTGCTCAAAAAATTAAAGAAAAGTGCGGGCGTATATTTAGATTATACTTTCCTAAGATCAAGACAGACGTTGGCGACATGAATACTGATGACATTACAAAAGATATTGAACCAATATTAAACAAGGCTGTGAGTGTAATATGACAAAAATACTTGGGATATCTGGCAGGAAGCAGAGCGGCAAAAATACCACCTGTAACTTTCTCTATGGAATGGAAATGATCTCTCTTAAAATGATTGAAAAATTCCAAATGGGAGATAATGGAAATCTTGTTGTTCCTTCTCTTATCGTCGAGAAAGGCGAAGAGAAGATAGTATGGGGAGAGTTCGATGTTACAAGAACAGATGATGAATTTGTAGGATGGGCTATTGATCAGTTGTGGCCATTTATAAAAGACTACTCATTTGCAGATGTTTTGAAACGAAATGTATGCATTGACATACTTGGCCTAACGCATGAACAATGCTACGGAACTGATGAAGAAAAGAACACAGAGACTCATATTTATTGGCGCGACCTTCCTACGCCCAATACAAATCTCAAAAGCAAGAAGATGACGGCTAGGGAGGTCATGCAATATGTAGGGACAGACTTCTTTAGAAGAATTTACCCTGACGTTTGGGCTGACTGTGGAATAAAAATGGCATTATCTCATGGGTCTCAACTTGCAATATTTACTGATGTTAGATTTCCTAATGAAGTAGAGGCAATACAGAAAAATGGAGGTAAAGTAATAAGGCTGACAAGAGTGAAAAGTCCTGAAGACAAACATGAGAGTGAGCTTGCTTTAGAAAAAGAAAACTACGATTGGAATAACTTTGATTTGGTAATAAACAATGAAAATTTAGCTGTCAAAGAGACGAATAAGATAGTTTATGACGCACTCGCTGAATGGGGGTGGGTAGAAAAAGATTTTATTGTAAATAACGTCGATATACCAAAGCCAATGAAAGTTCCTGCTCCTACTGCACAAGATGGATATGTTGCAAGGGCAAGAAAATAAATGATAATCACATATTTCAGATCAAGCTCATACAATCAATACAGCATGTGTCCACATGCCTACTACTTAACCTATGTCCTTGGTCACTCTTCACCTTCAGGTCAGAAGGCAGAACAAGGAACAATAGTCCACAAAGTGATGGAATGTCTTGCGGCGGCAAAAAAATGCCATCAAGACCAAACAAATACTTTCGTTGATGACGCTTTCGGAGAGATGACGGTTGATTATGAATATATGTATACAGATGAATATATCAAAGAGCTTATTGAAAGAAGCATAGATCATTACACTAAGTCTTCACTTCATCATTGGCAACCTAGACATTTTAAAGAATGTAGAAAATGGAGTTGGGACGCTATTGAATATTGCAATGGAGCATTTGATCCACGAAAAAGAAATATAGTTGAACCTGAAGGAGCGTTTAATTTTGAAATAGATGAAGATTGGTCTAACTATGAATATGAACTGCCGAGTGGTGAGGCTCTTTCTGGTAAATTATCTATGAAAGGGACAATTGACTTAATTACTGAAGTAAGACCGGGGATTTATGAAGTAATAGATTGGAAAACAGGAAGGAGACTAGACTGGGCGACTGGCAAAGAGAAGACTTATAAGAAGCTTACAACTGACCCACAGCTAAGAATTTATCATTACGCTCTGTCAAAAATATATCCTGATATAGAACAGTTTATAATGACTATATTTTTTATAAAAGATGGTGGCCCATATACTCTTTCTTTCACAAAAGATGATATGGAAGACACAAAAAAAATGATAAAGAAAAGGTTCCAAGAAATAAAAAGAACGAAAGTTCCATCATTAAAGAAATCTTGGAAATGTACTAGAATTTGTCATTTCGGCAAAAACGAACATCCTAGTGGGGAGATAAACCCAAAGACTGGTAATCCACACACAATATGTTCATATGTTGCAAACAAAATTAGAAAAAAGGGAATGAATGCCTCTTTGGTAGAAGACATCAATCCAAATCATCATTTTGATTATTATGAGGCTCCGGGCTAATGAAGTTATTAAGCGATGAGCAACTAGACCAAATTTTAGAATTAAGCAGAGAAGGTAAGCCCATAATGGGTACTGCTATTTTTAAAATGTGCTATGATCTTAAAAATTTAAGATTGATATTGAGAAGACTTGTTGATACCGAAGAAGACAAAGGTCTATTCGGGAACTATAAAAGACAAAGACAAATTGACAAAATTATTGAAGAAATTAAGAGGTTGGTATGAGGTTTTTTCCTCTTCATGTACATAGTCATTATTCGCTTTTAGATGGACTTAGTAAGCCAAAAGACATTGCAAAAAGGTGTGAAGAACTTGGTCTTGAAGGTTCTGCACTAACAGATCATGGAAATGTTGGAGGTGCCGTATCTTTCATCAATGCAATGAAGTCAAAAGGAAAGAAAGCCATACTTGGTTGCGAATTTTATCTATCTAAAGACATATCTGAAAAGCCACCTAGAGAAAAACTTACCCATCTAGTTGTTTTGGCTAAAAATGAAATAGGATGGAAAAGATTACTACAGGCAACTTCTGAGTCCAATAAGCCAGAAAATTTTCATTATAAACCCAGACTTGATTTAGAAAGATTGTCTAATTTTGCTGATGGCAATCTTATAGCCTTTAGTGGACACGCAGGAAGTGACTTAGCCAACATCATCTTCTCTGACCCATATCAAGCTTACAATTGCTCAACATACGAAGAAGCAAAGTCTTTAGTCAGAGACAACTGGTATGAGTTGTCTTGCAGTCTTGCAACCAAATATCAAAACATTTTTGGAGAAGAAAACTTTTTTATTGAGATTCAGCTTATTGATCAAAATTCTTTTCCAGCAGCTAAAGTAGTAGCAGAGGCGTTGAGGTACGTTAGCAAAAAAACTGGAATACCTCCTGTGGCAACTCCAGACGCACATTATGCTAGACGTGAAGACGCATATGACCAACGTGTTCTTTTATGCAATAAGTTAGAGACAACGCTTCAAGATGTAGATAATAAGATGAGGGGAGACAAGGACTTTGCATTATCAATATTTTTTAAGTCATCTAACTACCACATACCTAGCCTTGAAGAAATGAAAGAGATACACACTGACGAGGAGATAAACAACACGTGCGTCATAGCTGACATGTGTGAAGAATATGATATCACTGGAAAACCAAGGTTGCCCAAATTCCCTTGTCCCGATGGTATGACATCGGAAGATTATCTTACAAAGCTGTGTCGTGATGGATGGAAGAAAAGAGAAGAACAGATCGAAGATTCTATAAAGCGATGCGGATATATCACTGAAGAACAGTACAAGAAAAGAAAAAAACAATATGGCGATAGGTTTAAGAAAGAATTAGAAGTTCTTACAGGTGCTGATTTAAATGACTATTTTCTTATTGTTCATGACATCATTAATGCAGCAAGAGACAGAGGAGAAATAGTTGGTGCAGGAAGAGGATCTGCTGCTGGTAGTCTTGTTCTTTATCTACTAGGAGTTACTGATGTAGATCCAATAGAGTACGATCTCTATTTTGAGAGGTTCTATAACGCCGGAAGAAATACAAAAGACCGTGTTAGTTTGCCTGATGTTGACATGGATTTTGAAATTCAAAAAAGAGACGACACAATACAATACATCAAAGATAGATTTGGCTCTGACAGAGTAGCTCAAATATTAACTTACACAAGAATGCAAGGCAGAAGTGTTCTTAAAGATGTTCTTCGTGTTCACTCAGCATGTGGTTTTGAAGAAATGAATCGAATAACCAAATGGATTCCAGATGAAGCAGAAATATCAGATCAGCTAGAAGAGATGAGAGAAGATGGAGAGGCTAGTATCATAAGATGGGCATTAGAAAATAATTCTAAAGAACTTGAGAATTGGTGTTATAAAGATGCAAACGGAAAATTGCAAGGAAGTATGGCAAAAAGATTCGAGCAAGCAATTAGGCTTGAAGGCACAAATAGATCTCAGTCTAAACATGCAGCCGGAATTGTAATAGCACAAGAGCCATTAAATGAGATATGTCCCATCTTATACGATAAGAGAACAGGACAAAATATTGCCGGAATGGAAATGAACGACTTAGAGGCTATGGGTCATGTAAAGTTTGACATACTTGGTATTGCTTTACTAGATAAGGTTCATGGCGTTCAAAATATGATATTGGAGAAATATAATGGGAACCTATAACCAAATTTGCGTCTTTGACTTTGAAACGGGAGGCGCAAACCCTAACGAATGTGAAATAACACAAATCGGAGCTTGCATTATCAATAGGTGGGATCTGAAAATAATAGACACATTTGAATCTATGGCGAGACCAGAAAATTTAGATAGGGTAGAACAAGGAGCATTGGAGGTTACGGGCTTTACATTAGAACAGCTTGAGCAAGCGCCAGATATAAAAATTGTATGGGGCCAATTTGTAGACTGGGTAAACAAGCATAACAAATCTAAAGGAAATATAGGTACTTATATGGCACCTATTCCTGCTGGATATAATATTCTTGGATACGACATGATAATTGTAGATAGATACTGCAAAAAATACGGCCCGTATAATGATAACAGAGGACAACAAAAATTATTTAATCCTATACACAAATTTGATCTTATGCACCATATGTGGTTTTGGACTGAAAACAATCCGAATCTTAAATCATTGAAGTTAACTTCAGTTTGTGAGTGGCTGGGATTTGCAAAAGCAGATATTGAGAATGCACATGACGCATTACAAGACGTAATGAATACAGCAAGAATAATCATCAGGCTTCTTCAAATGCAGAGAAACTTGACTGGTAGTGATGGAAAAGAAGCTCGTCTTAAAATGGAAGGCTCTTTTTCAGATGATTAATTTTGATTGCGGTTGTGTTTTAGAAGGCACTATTGACTTCTATAAGATAAATTTGGAATGCCCTGCTACTTGGAAGCTTTTTCATGAAGGCGCAACAAAAGGTGTCTTTCAGCTAGAAAGCCAGCTTGGAAAAGAATGGTCAAAAAGGTTAAAGCCAAACAGCATTGAAGATTTAGCGGCACTCGTAAGCCTTATTAGACCGGGATGTCTCAGGGCAGTAAGTGGAAATCCACCTAAAAGCATGACTCAGCGTTATGTTGATCGTAAAGCTGGTCTTGAGAGCATAGAGTATTTTCATGAGTCGTTAGAACCAATATTGAATAAAACCTATGGCGTTTTGGTATATCAAGAACAGGCCATGCAGATAGCACAATCTTTAGCAGGGTTCAGCCTTCAAGAGGCAGATGTTTTAAGGAAAGCGATTGGAAAGAAAAAAGCCGATGTTATGTCCAAAGTAGAAGGGCAATTTCTAAAGGGATGCGATAGCAAAGGATTAGTATCTAAAGAAGAAGCAAAGGAAATATTCGGCTGGATTAGAGAATCTCAAAGATATTCTTTCAACAAGTCTCATGCTGTTAGTTATGCAAAAAATGCCTATTGGTCTGCATACTGCAAAGCACATTTTCCTGTCGAATTCTTTTGTTCATACCTTATAGGTTCTGCTTGGAAGCAAAATAGTCATGAAGAAATATATGAACTTGTATCTGATGCAAAAATAAGCGAAATAGAAGTTAGAACACCTAACATCAAACATCAGAAGAAAACATTTTACATAAAAGACAACCATATATATTTTGGTTTATCTGACATAAAAGGCGTAGGCGAATCAGCCGTTGAAAAGATAATAGAAAATTTCTCATCTGTAGATAACTTAGAAAATTTGGATTGGATAACATTCTTAATTCATCACTCAAAAAAAATAAACTCTATGGCAAATCAGGCAATGATTTGCTCTGGTGCTATGGATTGTTTTGGTGTGTCAAGAAACAGAATGCTTTATGAGATTGAGATTTGGGGTAAGTTGACGGACAAGGAAAGAGAATGGATGCAGGGAGAAAAATGGGACACTCTGAAAGATGCTCTTGGTGCATGTGCCTTTCCAAAGAAGCAGGGTGGGGGATGTAGCAATTACAAGCGTGTAGATGTTCTGAATGACTTGATTAAAGTTTTAGACAATCCTCCACATAGTCTTGATGATAGCGCAGGACAGATTGCTTGGAATGAAAAGAAGCATCTCGGAATATCTATTACTTGCAACAAGGTTGATGCTTGCGAAAAATCTGTAGAGTCTAATACTACCTGCAAAGAATTTTTGGATGGCAAGTCTGGTTACATTGTTATGGGCGTAGAAATTGTTAGATCAAATGAGATAACCACAAAAAACGGCAAGAATCCCGGATCTAAGATGGCATTTATGTCTATTTCTGATGGTTCATGCGTTGTTGACAGTGTAGTATGCTTTCCTGAAGAATGGTCTGAATATCAAGGCCTACTGCAAGAAGGAAATACGGTTTTAATTCAAGGCGAGAGAGACAAGAAAAGAAACGGCCTTGTTGTAAAAGAGGTTACGCAAATCTAGGACATTCTTTATGTCTTGTTATAATTTGAGTATTTAGTTTTATTTTAGGTAAGGGTGTATTCATGAACAAATGTCATTTTGTTGGAAAAATTGCTAGGCCAATACTTCGCAAAGTTGTTGAAAGAAAAGACGGAAGAAGTGTTCCAGTAATTAATTTTACTCTCGAAGTTGGGAGAAAATTTGAAAAGAAAAACGGAGAAGCAGGCACACGCAAAAGTTATTTAGACTTTGAGGCTTGGGATTCTGGTGGCCAAAGAATCTTTGACAGCTTTGATGTTGGAGACTGGATTGCTGTCCATAGTTCTGCAAAAGTAGATACTTATACTGATGACGATGGACACAAAACACAAAAAGTCAGATTTAGAGTAAACGAATTTGAATACCCTCAGTGGCAAGATCTTAATGAATAGAAAACCTAGAATTCTTTTTTGTACAGAAGCATCTTTCATGCATACTGGATACTCCATCTATACGAAGGAGGTTATGTCCAGACTGTATGCTACTGGAAAATACGAACTTGCTGAGTTCGCCTGTTATTCAACTTATGACGACAAAAGAAGAGCAGGTATTCCTTGGAAGTTTTATGGGAATGCTCCTCATGAAAATGATACTGTCGCACACCAACAGTACATGTCTAATGCATTGAATCAATTTGGGGCTTGGAGGTTTGAAGATGTCTGTCTGAACTTTAAGCCAGACATAGTTTGCGATATTCGTGACTGGTGGATGATGGAGTTTGAGCAAAGGTCTCCTTTTAGACCTTTTTATCATTGGGTAATTATGCCTACTATAGACTCAGCGCCAAACCAAGAAGAATGGCTTGCTACCTATATGGATGCTGATGCCGTGTTCACATATTCTGAATATGGAAAAGAAGTTTTAGAGGAAGAGACCAATGGCCTAATTGAGGTATTAGACATATGCTCTCCAGCGGCAGATAGAAAAATATTTAAGCCGCCACAAGATAGGAAAAAATTTCGTAAAGAAATGGGTTTTGAAGATGATATTTTCATCATTGGAACCGTCATGAGGAATCAAAAAAGAAAACTATACCCAGAGCTTCTTCAGGCATTTGCAGAGTTTGTGAAACGATACCCTGAGATTGGAGAGAAGACTTATCTTTACATGCACACAACCTATCCAGACTTAGGATGGGACATTCCTAGATTAATAAGGGAATCAGGAGTTGGTAGTAAAGTGCTTGTGACTTACGACTGTAAAGATTGTGAGTATACATTCCCTTCATTCTTTAAAGGAGGAAGAACCGTCTGTCCTCCAACGGGTAATATTTCAGCTTTTATGCCTTCTACTCAAGGAGGAATATCATCTTCGCAGTTAGCAAACATTATTAACTGTTTTGATGTCTATGTTCAGTACAGCATATGTGAAGGCTTTGGTATGCCACAAGTTGAAGCTGCTTTTTGTGGCGTGCCAGTTATGTCTGTTGATTATTCTGCAATGTCATCTGTGGTAAGAAATGTAGGAGGCGTGCCTATCGACTGCACTATGTTCAGAGAATATGAGACCCACACATACAGAGCATACCCAATAGAAGAAGATTTCATTACAAAGTTGTATTCTCTACTTTCAAAAAGTAAAGAAGAAAGAGATAGTATTTCCAAGAATACTTACAAATGCGCAACAGATAGATACGACTGGGACAAAACAGCAAAAAAATGGGAAGACCACTTTGATACTGTAGAGATAGTTCCTCATGACCAGACTTGGGACTCTCCTGCAAGAACACATAATCCACAGCAAGAAATTCCTACTAACTTGTCTAAGAAAGACTTTGTTGAATGGTGCATATGCAATATATGGGGAGACGTAGGTAAGAAAGATAGCTATCTATGTCAAAGGATGCTTAGAGACCTCAACATAGGATTCTCTGTTTCTCCAATCAATGGTGCATACAATTTAGATGAATCTTCGGCATTTGCTGAGAGAAGAAGGTCGCAAGTTCCTTATACATCTAAAGAGGTGATTGAATTCTGCCAAGAAATGTGTGAAGTAAATAACTATTGGGAGCATATCAGAACAAATCCTAGTGATTATGTTCCAGAATTTATAAAGGCCGCTGATCCAAAATGAAAACTTTATTTGTTGGAGTCTATAGAGACGGAACAGGGTGGGGAAACGCAGCCCAAAATTACATACTAGCTTTGGATGCTGCAAATGTTGATGTTGTTCCTAGACATATAAAACTGAATAACAACCAAGCAGATGTTCCAGAAAGAATACTTGAGCTTGAGAAGAAAGATATCAGTGGATGTGAATTAGTAATTCAAAATATACTTCCTTACCAGATGGAATATCACGGCAAGTTGAAGAACGTCGGATTGTATTTTACTGAGACTAGTAGCATAAAAAGATCTGGATGGGTAGAAAAGATAAATCTCTTAGATGAAGCTTGGGTAGCAAACTTTCAATCAAGAAAAGTTTCTGAATCCAGTGGAGTTAATATTCCAATTAGAAAGTTTCATGTTCCAGTAGACACTTCTGTTTATGAAAAAGAATATGACAACTTATATCAACAGTTACCAGAACTAAAAGACAATTTTGTTTTCTACTTTGTTGGTGAAGTAACACGAAGAAAAAATCTAGTAGCTTTGCTCAAGGCTTTTCATTTAGAGTTTGCTCCTTCTGAAAATGTACACCTGTTAATAAAGGCGAATCTTTCGGGAATGTCAGACGCTGAATGCTCGCAAAAAGTACAGGAAATGTGTGACACAGTTAAAACAGAACTTAAAATATATAAAAACAAAAATGACTATAAGCAAGAACTCATTCTCTGTCAAAATCTTAGTCAGGAAATGATGATGGTTGTTCATCAGACATGTGACTGTTTTGTAATGCCGTCTTTTGGTGAAGGATGGTGCATGCCTGCTTTTGATGCAATGGCTATGGGAAATACACCTATCGTTAATAATGTAGGCGGGATGACTGAATTTATCGACGACAGTAATGGATGGCTTGTCAAGAATAATCAAGAACCTGTTTTTGGAATGAGTAATAGCTCTCTTCCTTCAATGTTTTCTGCCAGAGAGAACTGGTGGAACATTGATGTTCTTGACTTGATGAGATGCATGAGAGAAGCATACAAAGATCATGAAAAAAGGAAAAGCAAGTCTGATTCTGGAATTAATAGGGCTTATGATTTTTCGTTGAGCAATGTTGGGAAAGAAATGAAAGATGCTATTAAGAACATTACTTAGAAAAGCGACTAGAGAAAAAGGCGAACCTCTAAACATAATAACTTTTCCTACTCATGAGAGATATGAAAGCAACTTATGTAAGACAGGCCATAACTTCTATTCTCTCGCAATAAAAGACTTTACAAAAGGAAACTGGAATGAACAGTATGCGGAAATTCCAAGCAACTACCATATCATATATTCTAATCCAGATAATATAGAAGTTCCTTCGTACATAGATATAGACCTTGTCCTTAGTCAGAATAAGTATGGACAATTTTGGGTAGGACAAGATCTAGCCAGACAGATAGGCTGTTCTCTTATCAATATAGAACATACCACTACGACTACAGCAAACCCCTTGCATCAAGATGCATTGACAGAGAGCAAAAAGATGATTGCTGACTACAATGTGTATATTTCAGAATACAATAGGCAAGCATGGGAGTGGGAAAACCCATATCATGTTATCCATCATGGAATTGATATGGATGTTTTTAAATGCTCTACAGATATATTAGACAGGGAAAAGGTTGCCCTGTCAGTTGTTAATGATTGGGCTAACAGAGACTGGTGCTGTGGGTTTACGCTATGGAGAACCGCTACTGGCTTTCCTCATAATCAAGTCGTTCCCGTCAAAGTTATTGGTGACAATCCCGGAATATCAAAACCTGCTACTGATACTAAAGAACTGGCTTCTGTTTACGATAACTCAAGAGTTTATCTAAATACGTCTACAGCATCACCAATACCTACATCTATGTTAGAGGCGATGTCTTGCGGATGTGCTATAGTCTCTACAAATAATTGTATGATTCCAGAAATTATAGAACATGGAGTGAATGGATTTCTGTCTAATGACCCAATGGATCTTCGTCAGTACACACAAGAACTTCTTTTAAATGATTCTTTAGCAAAAAAAATGGGTGAAGCGGCGAGAAAAACAATAGAAGAAAGATTTTCTTTAGACAAATTTTTAACAAATTGGAATATACTATTCGAGGAAGCATCAGATGAAGGTTAACTTATTATATGGAGGCGCACCACTCAGTGGATATTTGAATGTAAACCATTTAGGTGCTTCTGAAGGTTGTCATCATGGAAACATGACAGACTTGACAGAATTCATTGACGACGCAGAAGCTTCTGAAATATTAGCATTAGATGTTATAAATTTTTTCTGTAAAAATGAAGTGTTAGGTATAATAGACCATTGGGTCAGCAAACTTAGACATGGTGGAAAAATAATTATTGGTGCTGCTGACTCACATTCTATATGCAAGTCTTTTTATGAACACGACATTAGTATAGCAGACATAAATTCTATGCTATATGGTGAAGAAGAACCGTTTATCAGAAAAAACGCTATCACTGTAATTAGTTTAGCTCATTATCTAGAGTCAACACATGGGTTAAAGATAATTAAAAAACAGACTTTTGAACATAAGTTATTAGTAGAGGGACAAAGACCATAATGTCAGAAGATAATGATCGTCTTTCCAATGAATTTGCAGAGCCGCCCGATGCTTTCTTAGACAAAACATTAAAGCAAGAATCTCATCTCTCACCTGAAGCCGAAACGCCAGAGACGGTGTGCAGAAATTGCATTTTCGCAGTTTATGAGGAAAACACACAAACTTCTTGTGAGTTAGGAAGAATACAAAAGTTCAAAGATAAGGGTGTCGTTGTTGATGACTGCTATGATGACCAAGGAAATGAGTTCTTTGTCATTCGTGACAGATATTGTGTTTTTTGGAGAAACGAGGACTGGGCCAACGTACATAAAGACCCAGTCTTCGCAGTAAGAAGAGAGTCAAAAATAAAATTCAAATGCATAATTTATATCAGCGAAAGTAATGATATGGAAGATGTTGAAGAAACATTGATATCTGTATTAGAACAAGACCTTCAACCTAAACATGTAACATTTATCAACAACAATTCTTCTATACAGCCAATAGGATTAAAAAGACTTTGTAATAGATTTAACATAAGTTTTTCAATCGAACATATAAATGATAAATCACTAACAAGAGGACTTTGCGTTAATATTGCCGCTAATAAGGTTAATGCTAATTTCTTTGGTTATATAAGCGTATTTGATGCTGGACATATACCAATAAAAGATTTCTACTCAAAAATAAACACAGCGATAGTTGATGATCTTGAACAGATATTAGCCATAGAAGGAGATGAGGGAAATGGAGACGTGTACCAGACGAAAGCCTACAAAATGACTGGTGGAAATTTGGACACGGAAGAGGAAAGAGAAGAATTATTTATTGACAAAATAAAGAGAATTTCGGAGAGTCAAGGATGCAAACACTTGGTAAGAAATCTGGAACAAGTACTCCAAGCGTAACAGTTGTAATTCCATGTCACAATCACGAAATGTATGTTGAGCGTGCAGTTCAAAGTGTTCTAGATCAAGACTATGGAAATAAACGTGTTGTCGTAGTAGATGATGGATCTACTGATGGTTCTAAACAAAAAATAGAATCAATGTCTGAAGAGATAGGTATAGACGCTATATACAATACATTTCCTACAGGCCCATCTGCCGCAAGGAATGTAGCAATACAAAAATTTTGGAATGAAACTGACTTCTTTTGCATGCTGGATGCAGATGACACTTATCTTCCAAATAAGATTAGTATGTCTGTAGAAATAATTAAAGAAGACATTTCTAACATAGGTCTTGTATATGCTGATGTATTAATTCAAAACATAGAGAATAATACGCAGATGCTCGAACTAAGAAGACCATACAGTAGAGAGGAAATAGAGAAGGAGTGCATCATCTCCAATACTCCTCTTATAAATAAAAAGGCATTAGATCAAGTTGGTCTTTATGATGAGTCTATGAGGACAGCCGAAGACTGGGACTTGTGGCTAAGAATTACAAGTAAATTTGTTGCTATACATATACCTGTTCCGTTGTCAACATATTCTGTAACAGGATTCAATGCATCAGATACAGTGCCTTCAGAAATATGGCACAAAAACTGGGAAAAGATAAGGGATAGAATTAGATTGCAAAAGGAATCCTCTCAATCAACTTAATGCGGAATCGTAATGTCAGCAGCGTCTAGAAATGTAGTCAAAGCAAAAGAGCAACAGGTAGATCAAAAGGGAGAAGATCTGTCTGTCGTTATACCTGCTGCTGGAATAGGAAGAAGGATGAAGTCTCATGGGCCAAAGTCTTTGATACATATTAAAGATAGCTCAATAATTGAGAGACAAATAAAGCTAATACATAAATATTATCCTCAAAGTGAAATAATTGTCGTAGTGGGATTTGGTGCAAACCTAGTAAGAGAAAAGATAAGAAGAAGATATCCGGTAAAACTTGTATACAACTTTGATTATGAAAATAACAATGTATGCCGAAGCATTGGCATTGGCTTACAAGTTTGCAACAGAAAAAATGTGTTGTTGATGTATGGAGACTTAGTCTTTAATTACAAAGCTATCAAAGGTATTCACGATGGAGTATCAAAGTTAGTCGTCGATACAAAAGGTTTTTTTAAAGATGAGGAGGTTGGGCTTCTCTTGTCTGATGACAACGTGGTGACGAACCTGTCCTTTGGATTAAAACACAAATGGTGTCAGATAGCATATCTTCATGGCAGGGAATTGACATATCTAGAAGATATAACTATACAAGACAATCATGAAAAATGGTTTGGATACGAAGCAATAAATAAAGTAATAGAAGAAGGGGGAAGGTTTGCTGGATCTGAACCCAATGGTATGAGAATTTTTGAAATAGATTCTCCTAAAGACTTACAGACACTAAATATGAATATAAAGTTAATATGAGAGTATTGTCTAAAACATTTCCATCTGCTTTACACCACATTATTTCTGGGTGGAAGAATGTATTTACGTCTATTGGATGGGACTGGGCATGGTGGGATGGTACAAAGCCTATCTTTGATTGTTTCGATGAGTTTAAGCCAGATATTTTTATAGGTACGACCTATGATTTAGATAGGGCTACAGCGAAATGTTTAGCTATAAATAATACTAAGGCAGTATTGAAAGCAAATAATTGGGGGCCTTACGACGACATAATAGATATTAAAAAATACCCAATTGGTATTGCTGATCAGAAAGAAAAAGAAAGTGCTTACAAGCTTTCTCAACTAATAGGCGACAGGCTCTCCCTGTTCAATTTTTATCATCCTAAAAGAATACATGACACTATGCTTTCTTGGATTGATAGTGGAATAAATGTTATTCCTATGCAGCCAGCAGCAGATCACTTTGTGTACTACCCAGACTATCCTGATGAAAAACTTGAGTGTGATATTTCATTTGTTGGTGGCTACTGGTCTTATAAAGGTCAAAATTTATCTAAGTATCTATTCCCACTTACTAATCCGGTTGGTAAATATAGAATGAAAGTATTTGGTACTGGATGGGGAATACCACAATATTGCGGTGTAACAGATGATGACACCGTAAGAAAATTATTCTGTTCTTCTAAGATATGCCCAAATGTAAGCGAGCCTCACGCAAATAAGTTTGGATTTGAAGTTAATGAAAGAGTTTTCAAAATTTCTGCTTGCAAGTCTTTTTGTATCTCCGATCATATAGACTCTCTTGTAGAAGATGTATTCACAAAGAATGAGATGCCAGTCGCAAGAGACGAAAATGAATTTATCAAGATGATAGAATATTTTATTGATAGTCCTAATTTAAGAAAGTCTCATGCAGAGGCTTGTTATGAGACTGTCATGAAAGAACATACATATTGCCACAGGATAAATAGTCTGCTACGTCACTTACAATACAAAGAAGAAGCGGAAAAATGTTTGGAGATTTTAAATGGAAATAAATAAAGACGATAGCATCTTGCTAACTGGAGCAACTGGATTTTTAGGAAAGTCAGTTCTTCAAGAACTCAAGTTTAAAGGATACAAAAAAATATTTCCCGTAGGTTCTGTCTATGATTTGACTGATCCAGTCTTGTGTGCGGGAGTTTTTGATATGTTTAATCCAAAAGTTGTACTTCATCTAGCAGCTAAGGTCGGAGGGATTGGGGCAAATAAAGAAAATCCCGGAAAATTCATTCATGACAACTTGGCTATGGGAATGAATGTTATCGAAACAGCAAGGCATTATGATCTAAAAAAATTCGTGATGATTGGAACGGTCTGTGCTTATCCAAAGTTTACTCCTGTGCCGTTTAAAGAAGAAGAAATATGGAATGGTTATCCAGAGGAAACAAATGCTCCTTATGGAATAGCAAAAAAAGCATTGATGCAAATGATAATTTCCTACAAAGAACAATATGGTTTTAATGGAGTAAACTTAATACCAGTAAATATGTATGGGCCAAATGATAACTTTGATCCAGCAATTAGTCATGTTATTCCTGCTTTAATTTTAAAGTTTGACGAAGCCATAAAGAGCAACAAAAAAGAAGTTGTTGTATGGGGAAGTGGATCTGCAAGTAGAGAGTTTTTGTTTGTTGAAGACTGTGCGGAAGCTATAGTTGCTGCTATGGAACAACACAATGATCCACAGCCTGTTAATATTGGTACAGGAAAAGAGATAACTATAAGAGATTTAGTTGCCCTTATATCTGAAAAAATGGGTTACACTGGTGAGATTGTCTGGGATACATCCAAACCAGATGGCCAGCCTAGAAGATGTTTAGATACTAGTAGAGCTAAGGAATTTGGATTCGAGGCAGAGACCTCACTGTCTGAAGGACTGGAAGACACAATAGAGTGGTTTAATGATAACAGGAATAATCTTTTCTAAAGATAGGCCTGCCCAATTACAGGCTTGTATTGAGAGTATACATAAGAATGCTCCGGGCATATTTGACTTAAATGTTCTATTCACTGCCAGCGATAACTCTTTCCAAAGAGGATATAATCTTCTTAGGTCAGAAAAGCCGCAGGCAACGATGTTCAAAGAACAAAAGCCAGAATACGGTTTCAAAGAAAGTCTTATGTATATATTAAAGGAGCATACAAAGCAGGATGAATTGTTCTGTTTCTTTACAGATGACAGTATACTCTACAGGAAGATGGAGGCTTCCTATGAAGAAATAGAAAATTTGTTCAATATAGATCAAGCTATGTGTCTATCTCTTAGATTAGGAGAAAACACATATATTCAAAATCCCTATAAGAAGACAATATCAGAGACACCCAAAAATTGTGCTTGGATACATGATAGATTTATGGGCTGGGAATGGTACTTGCTGCCCTCCTCTTCTAACTTCGGGTATCCTTTTTCTGTAGATGGTCATGTTTACAGAAAGTCTGACATGATAGAAATACTGGATTCTTATGGTTATGACACTCCAAATTCTTTAGAAGGCAGGTTTCCAGTCGGAACTCAGCTTTTTCCACTAATGTGTTCCTTTAAGGAGAGTGTATTGGTAAATACGCCAATTAACATTGTTGGATCATCTGAAAACCAAAGCGGTGAATTTTATGGAATATCACTAAAAGAACTAAATGATAAATACATTGATGGAAAAAGAATAAATATAGACAAGATGGACTTTAGCAATATCGTTGGGTGTCATCAAGAAGTTGAGTTGGTTTTTGAATAATGCTATCAAGTAAGGGATTATCCTATGAAGTATGAGACTATAGGAAAAGTACAGTGGGAAAACAAAAACCTAATTGATTCCCTAGAAGATTTTTTGAGAGTATATGCGTCTCGTCCGATTCGTAATAACGGAGGAGGAATGTCTTCCTCCCATATGTTTGCTACATGGTTCTTGTGTAGACAGCTTCAACCTGAATACATTATTGAAAGTGGTATATGGAAAGGCCAAAGTTCTTGGCTACTAGAAACTACATGTCCAAATGCAAAAATTATATCTATTGATCCAAACCTTCTTGTTCGACAATATATATCGCCACGCATAAAATACACAACTACAGATTTTAACAATATCAATTGGGACTCAGTTGATAAAAGCAAGACACTATGCTTTTTTGATGACCACTATGGTCTTGATAGAGTAAAACAAGCCGCACATCATGGGTTTACACACATACTGTACGAAGATAACTACCACGATGGAAGAGGTAATAGCTATCATCCGGTTTATGGAAATGTTGCCAACATGGAGCCTTTGAGTGAAGGCGAAAGGTCATATTCTCCTAAGTCGTCCTTATTATTGAATACAAAAGATGCACAATGGCTGAAAGACAACATAGAGATATACTATGAGTTTCCTCCTATTTATTCTGCCGTAGATTCTGATCGTGGCTATAAATGGGCTAAAATCAGCAGGCAGCAGTACCTAGACATTACGGCAGACCCTTTATTAACAGATCGCAAGAAAGATTTTGACATATACGCAAATGAAGCGTCAGATTATACATGGATATCCTACATCAAATTAAAATGACATATTAAGATAAAAATTAGGTTTTACATAAAATGATATTCGCAACTCTTTCAGACAGTAAATATCTTACATATGGTCTTACGATGTATCATTCGATAAGGCAGTACGCATCAGAACCATTTGAATTACATTATCTTTGTACAGATGATACTGCCTATCACAAGTTAAACGATATAAACTTCAGAGAGATTATTCCGTATAGGTTGGATGATTTAGCTAGTGACGACTTTGAACTACTAAAGAAGAATAACGCTAGGGACGATGGAACACATCCTGATGGTCATTGTGAATTTCATTGGGCTTTGTCGGCCTTCTTTACAAACTTTGTATTGAAAAAATGTAGTGAGTGTCTCTATGTGGACTCCGATATTCTATTTTATAAAGACCCACGAGTCATATTTGACTGTGTAGATAATTACTCTATTGGATTAATTACCCATAAGCACCAATCGCTTGAGTCTAATAGCCGTACTGGTTATTACAATGTAGGTATTGTGTACTTCCGTAACGATGAGGTAGGTCTGCCCTGCTCAAGTTTTTGGAAGGATGTGGTTGTTGATACTAATAATAGGTTTTCTGTCACACATGGCACATGCGGAGATCAAAAGTACCTAGAGTTGTTTGGGGAGATATTTGGTCAGAACAATGTAAAAATTATAGACGAAGACATAGGGCATGGTGCGCCTTGGAATTTTCCTCATGCTGAAATACAAGATAAGAAAATAATGTGGGACTCTCAATTTGTAATGAAGCAGGGGAAAGTGACTCAAGATTTAGTTTTCAATCACTTCTCCCATTTCAATCCTAACTATGATGAGGGTTTATATAGAGTAGACAGGCATGGAGAATGGGGAAATATATTGCCTAACTTAGGAATAAAAGATGTTTACGACAATTACTATGACTGCACATACATGATAAAGAGTACATATAAACTATGAAGATAGCCTTTGGAATGATTGTTCTTAATGGAAACTATGTACTTGAAGAGTGCATAAAATCTGTTTACCCATATGCAAATCAAATTTTGATTGCTGAAGGCCCAGTAACATACTGGCAACAACAAGGACTATCCAAGTCTACAGATGGAACCATAGAAGTATTGAATTCTATTCCAGACCCTGAAAATAAAATACAGATCGTAAGTAGCCAATATCAGGAAAAGGATCATCAGTGCAATACATATATGAAACTTTTGGATGAAGACAATGATTACATATGGAACTTAGATTGTGATGAAGTATTCAAGTCAAGAGATATTGAAACGATCATGGAGGTATTGGAAGAGTTCAAAATCACTTCAGTAGGTTTCAGAAGCAGAAGTTTCTATGGGGGATTTGATAATGTATTAGGAGGATTTGAAGAAGGAGCAGAATTTATGAGAATCCGAAAGGTATATCCGGGTTCTTATTGGGCAACACATAGACCTCCTACTATAGCTCACACGATACCTATACACGAAAGATTGCCAAAAAGACACCTAGACCATAATACGCTGGATGAAAAACTTGGTGTCAGAATGTATCACTACAGCTACGTCTTCCCTCAACAAGTAAAACAAAAAGTAAGCTACTATAAAGCAGCGGTAAGTAAACAAAATTGTATTGATGATTATTTTGAAAATGTATACCTTCCTTGGGTTACTGGAAGTCAATCAACCAGAAGTCGAATAGAAGAAGAGTATGACGGTGTTCATGAGTTCAAACCTAGTGTAAGAGGCTCTTGTAGAACAAAGCCTTTTGAAGAAGAACACCCAGAGATAATTCTACAGAATATGGACAAGTTGAAAAAAAGGTTTGAGGATCAGCTAAATGAATTCCGAACACATTGACTCATGGAAAAACAGAGATGTATTTGTACAGCAATTAAGACTTAACATAAGCCAGTTTCAAAATGAATGGCCTGCACATTGGCACCATTTTGTTGATCAGGCAACGATGGTAAGGAAGAGAATTTCTAGAGTTATTGACATTGGTTGTGGGTGTGGTGCCTACTCAATGATAGTAGCGCAAGAGTTTGAGGATGTTCAATACATAGGGTATGACTATTCAAAAGAGGCAGTTGACCTAGCAAGTGAATCATTTGGAGAGATTGGTAGTTTTTATAACAAATCTTATCAAGATATCAAGTGGGATGATATTTTTGATAATGACCTTATTGTTGTTAATGGGCTGATAGACATACTACCAAATGGAAATGAATGCCTAGAACACATACTTAGCATATGCGCAAATATGATAATTTTGCAGAGAATACCAATAACAAAAGAAAAAAGTAATAGCGAAGTTTATCAAACACCATACGGAATAAAGACATATAAATTTTCATATAACAAGTCAGAGTTTTTGCAAACAATAAAGAAAAATGGGTATACGATATTCAAATGGGATACATTTGGCACAAATCCAAACGGAGAAGAAGACTCAGTAGACGTTCTTCTCTTAAAAGACTTAGGTGCTATTGAAAATGTAAGTTCAGGAGGATGTTGTGGATGATACTTCAATATGTAACTCCAGACCTAGATGTAAGTAACAACATAGCAATAATTGCTTCTAGTCCATCTATACTTAATAGAACATACGGTGAATTCATTGACGAATTCGACGACATAGTTAGATTTAACAGAGCGCCAACAGAAAGCTATGAAACCCATGTAGGTTCTAGAACCACTATTCGTGTTGCTAATCAACATGTATTTTCAAATGTGCCGCACCCAAGAGTCGGCAACTGGACGAACAAAGGTCAACCAGCAAACTTCGTCAAAGATCTTAGAAATATGAAAATATTAATGATTGGCCCACAGACTAATGAACATAACGGCAGGGGTGATGAATGGAGGTCAAGACATGAGAACATACATTCGTCTTGCGATCCTTATCTAGGAGACTACTCTTCAATACAACACATATGTCAAGTTAACACGGGCCATAGAAGACCAAGCATAGGTTTTGCGATAATACACCTATGTATTCGTGTTGGTGTCATACCTCATATATTCGGTTTTGGGTTGAATGACGAGTTCGCGCAGCATTACTGGGAAGACAAAGGGACTCATATGACCCATCACTACAAATATGAAAGATCTAAAATAAAAGAATTGATAGACAAAGGATTAATTATATCTTATGAATAAGTCAAAAATGTTATGCGACACACCATCTTTTGCGTTGCCTCCTTCTTATAAAAGAAACGGAGACCTAGATCTAGCAAAGACAAAAAAGTACATATCATACTTGCAATCAAATGGCGCAAAATGCGTTATGACTACAGCAGGGACTTCTCAATATAATCTTCTAAGTAAGGAAGAAATATTTTCTCTCAACTTTACTCTCTATGACTCTTTCGTAAATACAAAGATAATTGGTCTTCAGGGAAAAGATTTACGGTCTGTACTTGATGATGTTGACTTTTATAACGAAAAGATGAAGAAAAGTAATAAAACTTTTTTAATGGCTCTTTATCCTGATAGATATTATGACGATAAGACCATTGTTAGCTACTTTCATAAGATAGCAGATAGAAGTAAGTTACCCGTAATATTTCATGGTATGTTCATGCGTAAGGGAACTGGAGGGTCTTATGATTATACAGCAGAATTAATTAATAAGATTTCTTCTCATAAAAACATATTTGGCATGAAAGAAGAAACTTCTGACCTCGGATTGGCATTTAATGTATGCAAAGATATTGACAAGAAGAATTTCTGTGTTATAGTTGCTGGCGGGAGTATTCGTCGCTTCAATGCGCTACAACCCACCGGTGTACAATCCTTCGTCTCTGGCATTGGAAGTATGTTTCCAAAGCAAGAAATAGAATACTTTAAGACAAAAAGTATGTTCTACATCCATAAAGAGACACAGTTATTCGATGTGTTTATGTCAATTGGATGGCACAAGGCGATGAGGGAGGCTCTTCGTCAGCTAGGATTTTGTGATTACAATAGGCATCCCTTTCCTTCTGTCACACCTACAGAGAAAAAGAGAATTGCTAAAATTTTGGAGATTGTTAAATGACCACTTGGATACTAGGGCCTTGTACTATTGACAACAGGGAGATGTACCTAAATACGGCTGATCACTTAGTAGAAATAATGGGTGATCGTGACTGGTATTATAAAGCCTCTTTTGATAAAGCTAATCGTACTTCTTTATACGGAGGACGTGGTGTTGGTTTGGAAGAAGGGATTGAACTTTTTCGTGAGGTAAAAGAAAAGCACCCTACTATAAAATTAACCACAGATATTCATGAAGTGTGGCAGGTAGAAAAGCTTGCTGGTGTGATTGACTTGGTGCAAATCCCTGCTTTTCTATGTCGTCAAACAGACCTAATAGTTGCTTCTGCTCAGTCATTTGACAAAGTAAACATAAAGAAGGGTCAGTGGATCGGGCCTAACAACCTGATTAAGTCTTTAGATAAAATTAAAGATACAGACCCTAGTACAGAGGCATGGGTATGCGACAGGGGTTCTAACTATGGTTACGACAAGTTGATTGTCGATTTTACTATTATAGAAGAATTGAAAAAGTGTTATGACAAAGTTGTAATTGACTGTACTCACTCTACACAAAGAAGCAGGCATGTGTATGGTACTCAAGGAGATAGGTCATTAGCAGAAAAATATCTTCTATCATCTGGCGTGTTTGGCTATGACGCTGTATTTGCCGAGGTTCATCCTCATCCTCCTTCGTCTACTTCAGATGCCGACTGCCAAATAGATCTTTCTAGAGTCGATTATTTGATTACAAAACAAGAGGAGATCAAAGCCTGTGTACACTAGGGAAGAATTTGAGGAACTACGACTGTCTGAAGCAAAAGATATGTGGGAAGACAAATCTTTGAAGAATAAGGCAATAAGCACTTTGTGTCATGCTGACAGTTATCACTGGATTAACCAAACTAATTGGCAAGGAGAACCAGTCCTTCAGTTACCGCAAGATATGTTTGCAATACAAGAAATAATTCTTGATACTAAGCCAGACCATATTATTGAGGTAGGAGTAGCTTGGGGAGGATCATCACTATTTTACTCGACATTAATGGCTATGTATGGTGGCAAATCATTAATAGGTATCGACATCTACATGCCAGAAGACATGTTAGATAGAGTAACTAAAAAAAATATTGGAGTAGAGTTGATATTTCTAGAAGGCTCTTCTTTACACAAAGAAACATTAGATCAAATAAAAAACAAGGTAGATGGTAAATGCATGGTAATACTCGACTCTCACCATACACATGAACATGTACTAAAAGAACTTAATATATATAGTGAACTGGTAAGTGAAGGATGCTACTTGATTTGTGCAGACACTGTTATTGAAGACATGCCAAAACTTCACAGAGATAAAGAATGGGGTAAAGGAAATAACCCACGAACCGCTTTGAATGAGTTTCTGGATTCTAATGAAAATTTTGAGAGAGATGAAAGGATTCGCAACAAACTATTGTTCTCCTGTCATCCAGATGGCTATCTAAGGAGAAAAGGATGATCACAAGACTAGCTGTTATACCGGCGAGAGGTGGATCGACTAGACTAAAAGATAAGAACATTCGTCTTTTAGGAGGCAGACCACTCATTGTTCATACAATAGAGACAGTAATAGACTCTGGAGAATTTGATACTATTATTGTATCTACTGACTCACAAGAAATAAAAGATGTAGCGAAGGATTACGACGTAGAAATATATGATAGGCCTGCTGAGTATGCTACAGAGAAAGCAACGGTTCTTTCTGCGTTAATTGCTATGATGCAAGATGTGGAAAGACACGATGTCTTTTCTTACTTTTTGCCAACATGTCCTTTTAGGAAGACAGAAGATATATCGAAAGCGATTGAGATTCTCCGAGAATGTGACTCTGTAGTTAGTATTAGTGAATATTCTGAACCAATACAACTCGCTATGATTAAGAGGAATGACAGCGTTTTTCCAGTTTTTGACAACCTAACTTCTGGATTGACAAACAGCAAATTCATCCAAAAATACTACAAGCCAAATGGTTCGTTCTATATGTCTCACTGGTCTCATATTAGAGAACACAAAAACTTTTTTGTCGGAAATGTCAAAGGTGTCGAAATACCAAGATCAATGTATGTAGACATTGATACCGCTGAAGATTTAGAAAAAGCAGAAGAAATGATAAGTCAGGGGATATTGTTTTGAAAAAGTCAGATAAATCTCCTAAAAAAAACTATTACGCCAAAAAGATTCCTTTCCATATAGATGATCGTGCTGAAAGATACTTAGATGTATTTGACGATTCATTTACAGGGAAGGATTCTATGAAAGGGCAAATCAATATTTCTTATGTTAATTCAACTAAACATATAGTTGCTTGGCACAAGCATGAAAAACAGACTGACTTTTGGGTATGCATAAAAGGCTCTTTTAAAGTTGGCTTGTCAACTGGAGAGAAAACAGAGTTCTTATATATTACTGAAAGAGAACAAAGAGTAATAAAAATACCACCGGGAGTTTATCATGGATACCAAGCGTTGGAGCCAAACTCAATAATGCTATACTATCTATCAGAAAAATATGATCCTTCAGATGAATTCAGAGCCAAGGTTGGTGACTTTGGTGAAGAATGGGAAACAGAAAACAAATGAATATTCAAAGAATTGACTTGCCTACATTCTCTGACGAAAGAGGAAACCTAACAGTAATAGAAAACTTGAAAGAAGCACCTTTTGACTTCCAAAGAGTATTCTATGTTTATGGAGTTAGTGCAGGGGAAAAGCGTGGTGGTCATGCACATGTAATGACTGAACAACTCTTAGTATGTATAAATGGTGGAATTACTGTAATACTAAAAGACGGAAAAGAACAGCAAACGATACATATAAACTCTGCAAGTAAAGGAATTATCATACCCGCTGGGGTTTGGGCAGAGCAAGTTTACACTACAAATAACTCTGTACTTTTAGTTTTGTGTAGCCATCTTTATATGGAAGAAGATTACATAAGAAATTATGAGGAATTTTTAGAATGGAAAGAATCTTAATAACAGGCGGTCTTGGACATATAGGATCGGGCTTGATTAGGTTTTTATCTGATTACGATCTAACTGTATGTGACAATTTAAGTACTCAGAGGTACTGCTCATTATTCAATCTAGAAAAAAATATTAGGTTTGTTGACCATTCATTTATTGATTTAGACAAATCTTTTTTAGATAAATTTGATGCTGTTATTCATTTGGCAGCTATAACTGATGCTGCATCTAGCTTTAGAGATCCAAAATGGGTTTGGAAAGTTAATGTAGAACAGACTTGTAAATTTTTAACTAAGGTAGAACATTCAAAAGTAAAGACAGTAATATTTCCATCTTCGACCAGTGTCTACGGAACTTCAGATAAATTAGTAAATGAAGATAAAAAATATGTAAATGCACAAAGCCCTTACGCTGAGACGAAGGTATGGGTAGAAGACTGGATTAATGAAAACCTACAAGAAACTAAATATATAATTTTAAGGCTTGGTACTATATACGGAATTAGCAATGGAATGAGATTCCATACTGCAATAAATAAATTCTGTTATCAAGCAGCTTTTAACAAGCCTCTTAGTGTTTGGAAACAAAATTATCATCATTATAGGCCATATTTGTGCCTGTCAGATCTATGTTCATTAATGAGACATATACTAGACGAAGAGCTTGTATATAATCAGACATACAATGTCTTGACAGACAATCACAAGCTTTCAGAAATTGTAGAAGAAATAAAGAAGTATGTCAGTCATCTTGATGTAGAATTTGTTGATACCCCATTATTAAATCAACATAGTTATAAGGTCAGTAATAAAAAGCTATTAGAGTTAACTGAATGGCGACCTTGCGGAAAAGTTGAAAATGCAATAGCTGAAACTCTGGAGTTACTTGGGTATGAAGATATTAATTACCGGCGGCGAAGGAAAGCTGGCAAAAAAAATAATTCAGTCAAACCGTAGTCGTAATCATGACATAGTCGCTCCTCCAAAAGGGGAGATGAATATCAAATCAATGTCAGACATTACATTTTGGGTTGGTGCTGTAAAGCCAGATGTAATCATACATACCGCCGCATTGACACGGCCAATGAATATTCATGATAATAACCCTTTGGAAAGCCTGCATACTAATATTGTTGGAACATCTCATGTCGCTGCGACCTGCATAATGATGGGGATAAAGCTTGTTTATATATCAACTGACTTTGTTTATCCCGGATTGACTGGAGACTACAAAGAAGAAGACCCGATATTACCAATAAATAAGTATGCTTGGTCTAAACTTGGAGGCGAATGTGCTGTAAGAATGCACGACAATCATCTCATCCTAAGAGTAGCGATGTGTTCTAAGCCATTTCCTCATAAATCAGCGATAGCAGATTCTAAAAAAAGTCTAATATATGATGATGACGTAGCAGACATAATACTTATGCTTTTAGACAAGAAAGGAACAATAAACATAGGAGGAAAATCGTCTAGCATATATGAATTCGCAAAAAAAGATAATCCAGATGTTGGAAAAATATATCTAGAAGATATTAGTGAAATAATGCCAAAAGATACCTCTATGAATCTAGATAAAATGAAAAGAGAATTAAATGAATGATCTAACACTAGTATTACCAATCAAAGGCAGAGAGTTCTATTCTCGCCGTCTCTTGGCTTATTTGTATGAAATAGAATGCCCTTTCCCTTTGGTCATAGCTGATGGGGGAGAAATAGACTCAAGAATACAAAAAAGCATAGAATCAAACTATTATGATGGATTGAAAATTGAATATCTTAGATTTCCATATGACAAAACAGTTCAGGATTTCTATGGAAAAGTCGCTAGATCATTACTAGCAGTCGAAACGCCCCTATGTATGGTTATAGACAATGATGATTTTTTTACAATAAATGGAATAAAGTCTTGTATTGATTTCTTAAACAAAAATAGAGATTTCTGTTCGGCTAGAGGGGGAAAGACAGGGGTGCATATTGGAGAGAGAGGAATCGAAGAAAGATCTCCTATGTATACCGAATTTCCTGAGTCAATCACAGGAGACACATCGGCAGAAAGAATTCACAGTCAAGCAACAAGATTTCACAGCAATTGGCATAATGTTATAAGAACTCAATCGGCACAAATGAATTGGAGCATATTATGGTATCTTAGCCCATCTAACCTTAGATTCTGCGATCAAATGATAGGGTTTCTAAGCATAATTTGGGGAGACGGTATGAGAGACAATTCTTTCTGTCACATTATTCATGAGCATGGTACACCAAGGGTGGAAGGAGGAGAAAGACACATACATTTTCCAGATCAAAATACATGGATTAGACAGGGTGAATGGCCTGAGAACTTTGCTAAAATGACAGATGGCATCACATTTGCGATGTCTATGTGTGATGGCGAGGATTTTGATGTATGCAGGGATCATTTTAGAAAATGCTATATAGAAATGTACACCCCCAGAGTCGATGATGTTGACCTTCTTGTCAGTAAGATAGATGAATCTAAAAAGTATTGTGATGATTCAAGGCTAATAGATTTACAAACAATAGTGGGTTCACTAAACCCTTTTAATATAGATTTGCCAGAACAGTACTACTTTTTAGAAGATACTTACTCTCTTTGTGAGCAAGAAATAGATAATTTACAAGGTTTTTTGAGAACAATGTCATGAAGGGAATAGTGCTTTCTGGTGGATCAGGCTCAAGACTTTATCCAGCAACTAATGTAATAACGAAGCAGCTACTTACTATATATAATAAGCCGATGATATATTATCCAATGTCAACATTAATGCTGGCAGGAATAAAAGATATCATGGTTATTACAAGGCCTGACCAGATTAATTTATATAAGTCTCTTTTTGAAGACGGTTCTCATCTTGGAATAAATATTGAATATAACATTCAAGAATCGCCAAAAGGAATAGCTGAATGCTTTATAATAGCCGAAGAATTTATTGGCGATGACTCTGTTTGTTTGATACTTGGCGATAATATATTTTATGGAGATGCTTTACCAACTATTCTTAGAACTAGCAGAGAAATAACTGAAAATAACAAATCTGTAATATTTGGTTATCATGTTAATGACGCAAGAGAATATGGTGTCATAGAATATAACAGAAATAGACGTGTCGTAAGCATCGAGGAAAAGCCTGAAAATCCAAAATCAAATTGTGCGGCTGTCGGGCTATATATGTATAGTAATGATGTAGTAAAAATTGCAAAAACCATAAGTCCTTCTTCAAGAGGCGAACTTGAAATAACCGATGTCAATAATGTGTACTTGAAAAGCAAGAAGTTGATGCTTGAGATATTTGGGCGAGGTTATGCTTGGTTCGACGCTGGTTCTCATGATTCTCTATTAGAGGCATCAAACTTTATACAGACAATCGAAAAAAGACAGGGTTTGAAGATTGCCTGCTTGGAAGAGATAGCATATAATCTAGGCTACATCAGCAAAAGGCAACTCTTACATCTTGCGGGCAATCTAGGCAAGAACGAATACAGTAATTATCTTTACGGAATAGTCTAATGAATGTAGCAATTACAGGTTCTGCCGGTTTCATTGGTAGCCATGTAGCAGATTGGTTTACAAATAACGGCTTCGGTGTTGTGGCCATAGACTCGTTTACATATGCCGCTAATCCAGCTAATACGATTGATTTTGAGCCTAATGCGATAGCGGGCTACAAAATAGACATCAATCAACAACAGGATATATCCTCAATATGTAAAAATCACGATATTCAATGGATTATAAATCTAGCTGCTCACACGCACGTTGATAGATCAATTGAATCTTGCGACGATTTTCTTTGGTCTAATGTTCTCGGTGTTAAATCATTGTTAGAAGTTTGCAAAGAAGATTCAGTCAAATTATTGCATGTTTCTACTGATGAAGTATATGGTGATATTGCAGAAGGTTCTTTCCATGAATATGCAAGGTTGAACCCAAAAAATCCATATGCTGCAACAAAAGCCTCGGCAGATATGATGATAAAAGCCTATGAGAATACATATGGTGTTGAATGTATTATTGTTAGGCCATCTAATAATTTTGGCCCACGTCAACATACTGAGAAACTTTTTCCTAAATCTGTGACTAGGATATCTGAAGGGAAGAAGGTTCCTCTTTATGGAGACGGAAAACAAATAAGAGAATGGACTTCTGTGTATGAAACTGCCTCAGCAATAGGATTCATAATAAAAAATAGAGATAGCCTAAAAAACAATATATACAATATATCCTCTGGAATTGAGCTACAAAATATTGAAATGATAAAGCTCATTTGTGATGTTATGAACAAAGAAGCTGATGAGCATATTGAATTCGTAGAAGATAGGCTTGGTCATGACCAAAGGTACTCTATAAGTTCTCAATTTTTAAGAGCAGAAGGCTTTGAATATGAAGGCGATTTTCATTCAGATATAGAAAAGACGGTGAAACATTATGCAAGATCTACCTAGAGAAATACTGAAAGAAGGCATAGTCAAACTAGAAGGGTTTGTTCCTTTAGAAGATATAGAAACAATAAAGCAAGAAGTGTTGGAAAAAATAGAAAATTTTTCAGAAGGAGGCTATCAATTTGGAAAAGCACTCAACTTCATACCATTGGAAAATCTGGCTCCTCCTTCAAGCGAAGTAAGAAAAGTATTCGATAATGAATTGATAAAGTCAACAAAACAAGAGTACTTAGGTGATAACTACTTACACGCAATCCAAGCGACTCATGATTATATAGCTAATGAAGAACTTGCTAGAAACGGATATCTCCATTTTGATAGATTTCATACTCTTAAATTTTTTCTTTACCTAACTGATTGTGATGAGGACTGTGGCCCTTTTAGTGTCGTAAAAGGAAGTAGATATCTAGGCGCACAGCTAAGAAAAAAAGCTTGGTCTAACTCATCAGATTATAGTCAAGTAAAAAACAGAATAGAAATAGACTATCCACATCTTGATATATCTAAAAAAGATTCGACACCGATGACCGGAAAAGCTGGTGATTTATTGATATTTGATAGCGATATATTTCACTTTGGAGGAGTTCTTAGAGAAGGAAATGAGAGACTAGTTTTGAGGTCTCATTACATGACACGATGAAAATATACATAGATATAGATAATACCATATTTACACAAAGTAAAAATTGTAACTATAAAAAAGCAAAGCCAATAATTAAAAATATTGAAAAAGCAAACAAATTATATGATGAAGGGCATCACATAGTTTATTGGACAGCTAGAGGAAGTGTAAGCGGTGAAGATTGGACTGAACTTACGAAATCTCAATTTGAAAAATATGGAGTCAAATACCATGAACTCAGATTCAAAAAACCCGCATACGATGTAATGATTTGCGACAGATGCTTCAACTCTTTTGAGGCATTAGATTTAGAAAAGATAGAACCGCACAAGGAGTTGAGATGCAGACCGAATTTTTAGACTTAGGAAGACATCCAATAGCAAATGGTTTCCTAACAAAAGAACAACTAGAAAGCAATGAAGAAGAATTTTTCTTTGACATGAAAGTAGGATTTGATGATGAGACTAAACTAGTTTCTCTGATGGAATTTGTAGATCCACCACTAATGTTTAATGATAGCTACATGTATCATTCTTCAGGTTCGCAGACAATGAGGGATCACTTTGCTTCTGTTGCTAAAGAGATTGAGTCTAATCCATATCGCAGAATACTAGAAATAGGAAGCAATGACGGAGTATTTTTGAAACACTTTGATACCAATAAAGCGATATCAGTAGAGCCGTGTGGAAATTTTGCTGAGATGACCAGAGAAATGGGCTACGACACATTCAATGTGTTCTGGAACATGGAATCTGCAAAGAAGATCAAAGATCTTTATTTTGTGGATTTAGTTTACTCTGCAAACTGTATGTGTCATATTCCAGACATACAAGAGGCATTTCATGCGGTTAGACACGTTCTGGATGATACTAATGGTGTGTTTATCTTTGAAGACCCTTGTGTTGTAGACATGCTTATAAGAAATTCTTATGACCAGATATATGATGAACACGCACACCTCTTCTCTTTAACATCTTTGAATAATCTTCTTCAGAATGCAGGTATGGAGATATTTGATGTACAAAGAACCAGTGTTCATGGAGGTTCTAATAGAGTATTTGCAAAGACCAAAGAAAACTCTCATGTAAAGGTCGATCCATGTGTAGAAGCCTCTTTGAGAGAAGAACAGTCTATGGGAATAGACAATCTGGAGACCTATCAGGCCTTTGCCAGAAATGTACAGAGTTCTAGAGATGAACTAGTAGAAATGTTGACGGCTATAAAGAAGAACGGCAGCAAGATTGTTAGCTACGGAGCAACATCAAAATCAACATGTATATTTAACTATTGCAATATAGGCCCAGAAATAATCGACTACATTGTAGATAATACAGAGGTAAAGCAAAACAAATTTTCACCGGGAATGCATATTCCAATACTAGACCCATCTCACTTCGATGATAGTGTAGATTATGCCTTTCTTGGAGCTTGGAATTTTACCGAAGAAATATTCGCCAAAGAAGTTGACTTTGCCAACCGAGGAGGGAAGTTTATAACTCACATTCCATCCCCAAAAATAATAAGACAGAAATCAAGCAGACTATATAAAGGGATGTATGACTCTTTTGATCAAGTAATTAGTATAAAAACAGAACAGCCAGAAGTTAGGCAGAAAGAAGAAGATGTGTGCATTGACCTGCCACACTTCAAGAAAAAATATCATGGACTAATTTCATCAATAGAAGAAGGCCAACATAAGAGGTACTCAATCATTGTAGAAGAAAAAGATGAGGTTTCATCTCTATTGGATGCCCTATATGAAGACGTTGAGTATACGTTTGATTTACAGGAGTCTGATGTCGTATACATAAAATCAAAAGTACAATATGAAAAAGAACCTTCAAAAATACTAAAAGATATAACAGAATCTTCTGCTAAAGAAATAATTATAGAAGATATGACTTGTACAGATACCAAAACATGTGCAAGTCTAGAAAATTTTGATAATAAAAAATTTAGACCTTTCTGGTTTATGAATCCAGATGACATTGATTCTTTTTTAGAAGGATACAGTATGGTTTCTAGAATTCCATATGACTTTATACAGGATATGGATAACACAACAATCTTTACAACAACGGAAACAATGAGATACCAAAATGATAAACTTGTTTCACATTAACCAATATGAGCTAAACACCAGTGATCTAGGAAACTGGCTTCATGGCGACATAGTAAATGAATTTGAAACAAAATTTGCGGAATATGTCGGGGCTAAATATGCTTGTTCTGCAAACAGTGCGTCTAGCTTGATATATCTAGCAACAAAAGATTACGACCAAATAATTTCAGTGCCTAGTTGCATACCTCCTGTTGTTCCTAACGCTCTTGAAATGGCAGGCTCAAAATATATTTTTTATGATGATGTTGATTGGGTAGGAAGTGCATATACTCTTATTGATGATGGCAAAAAGGTATTGATTGATTCTGCCCAAGAAGTTACGAGGAATCAATTTAGAGACCTTGGAAAACCAAACGCAGAAATGATATTTAGCTTCTATCCAACTAAGCCGGTAGGCGGTTGTGACGGAGGAATAATCGTTTCTGATAATAAACAAGCAATAGAAAGTTACAGAGAAAAAACGCTGAATGGCATGAGTTACTCTGAAAATAATTGGGAAAGAGTTCATAGCTCTGCTGGGCATAAGATGCACTGGAATTCTTTATCTGCATATATAGCAAATGAGAACTTAAATAAGCTAAATGAAAAGTATGAAATACTTGATAACATAAGAGCCACATACAACCAAGAGTTTGGCTATCAAAATGTAAGTAGACATCTATATAGAATAAGAGTAAAAAGCAATAAAGACTTTATTCAACAAGCAAAAAAATCTGGCATAATATGTGGAATACATTATACACATTGTCATGAAAAGCCATTCTATAAAAACATATCTATTCATATGCCATATAACAGAGATTATCGGAAGTCTATAAGTGAGTCTGATAGCACAGTGAGTCTTCCCTATCATGAGAGACTAACTAAGAATGAAATTCAGAAAGTTGTCAATTTTGTTAATGGATATAGTAAATGATAAAAATAGGAGCATTAGTAAGAAGTCTTGGGTCAAGTCAGCTATCATACTATTTGATAAATAATTTCAACAAAGTTGCTGGAAAAGGGAACGTAGACCCAACCGTTTATTGTGAAAATGTAGAGAAAGACTGTATGTTTGCTAGATTTCCAACTATGCAAATGGCAGAGGCTTGGGGTCAAGAAGGAATAATGATTGCTACCTCTTTATCAACAGCAAAGAAGATGGCATCTTATCCTTCAGCGAATACAAAAATATACTATGTCTGGGACTTAGAATGGCTGCGTATGCCACATAACTATAATCCAGTTCTTGATTTGTTTTCTAATAATAAAATAAAAATAGTATCTAGATGTCATAATCATTCTTCTGTGATAGAAAATTCTTTTAACAGAAAAGTAGATCATATTCTAGAAAATTTTGACATAAATACAATATTAAAAATATGCGAGGAATAAAATGCCAGCTTTAACAAAAGAATATCTTATCGAAGAATACATACAAAAGAAAAGAAGCTTCCGTGATATTGCTGCCGAACTAGGGACATACTCAAACAAAATAAGAAGAGCAGCTATTAACTTTGGGATTCAACCAAGGAATAAGAGTCAAGCACAAAGGACGGCTCTCAAAAGTGGAAGACATAAACATCCTACTAAAGGGCAATCAAGATCAGAAGAAGTCAAAATAAAGATTTCTGAAACCCTATCTGATACTTGGAGCAACATGAGTGACGAGGAATATCAGAAGAGGGTTGATAATGCCAAGAGACAATGGGAGAATATGCCTCAAGAACAGAAAGACAAATTGAGATCAGCCGCTGCTGAGGCAGTTAGAAGAACCACGAAGGAAGGTTCTAGATTAGAAAAGTTTCTTGTCAATAGCCTGCGTGAGAATGGATTCCAAGTCCAATTTCATCGTAAAGGATTGATAATGAATGAAAGACTAGAAGTAGACCTATTCCTGCCAGAACTAAAAACAGCAATTGAAGTTGATGGCCCATCTCACTTCTTTCCTATATGGGGAGAAGAGAGCCTAGAAAGAAATATGAGAGCAGACGCACAGAAGTCTGGATTACTAACAACTAATGGTTTTGTAATTGTTAGAGTTCGACATATCAGCAAACATGTATCTAATAAACATAAAAGAGACCTGCTCTCTCAGGTATTAGGCGTGTTATCTGATATACAAAAAGAATTTCCTGAAGAAGATAAGAGACTTATTGAGGTAGAGGTATAAGATGAGTATGACTGTTGCAGAACTTAGAAAGAAACTAAAAGAAGAACATGGATTTACGGATGAAGAAGTTAATGTAAAGAAGAATATTCTTAAAGCTAAACTAGCTTTGGCAGAGTCTCAAAGCGAAGTCTTTGACCAAGCAGAAATGGAAGACGATATTGTTGGCGAAAATAAAGACGAAGATGTAGAAATTCAGAATGTGGCAGAAGAAGAGCCAGTTGTCATTCCTAACATAGACTCTCCTGAATGGTCAGATTATGTAATGACTCATTTCCAAGATGATGAGATGGATAATGGACACCCAACTTGTGATGGTCTTAGGAGAGTCACTGAGCTTCTAATTGGGCCTATAGTTGGTAGGAAAGTTAATGTGATTCAAGCACCAAGTAAAAATAACTATGGTACTTCAACTGTTTGTTGTATAGTAACTGTTATGAATAATATGCCTAACCATATATTGTATCAGCAAATCATTCACGAGGAAGATGCGGCAGATGTAAATAAATACAATACACAAGAGCCGTATCATATGCATGCGACAGCTACAGCAACAACCAGAGCAGAAGCAAGGGCGTTGAGGAAGATACTTCGTTTGAGAACAGTTATCGCCGCTGAGGAATTAGCTGATGATGGAGTTATCAGTGACTATGGTGACATATGGAAACCAGATGACCAAATTGACGAAGAACAGATATCCCTTTTGGATGTAGTTTCTGAACGATGTGATGTTAATGTTCTTGACTATGTTAATAGTGGAGAAAAGCAATATAAAAACATTAAAGAAGTTAGTAAAACGAAAGCATCTGAGATGATTCAACATCTTAATAAGATACAGCAAGGCAAGTCAGAAAAGCCTGTTGGTGTTGGTACATATGATGCTAATTGGAGAGAAAATAGATGACTAAAGAAACAATCAGACCTAAAGAATATAGAGTCTATAAACCATACGGAGAATCTAAAGGAGCAGCATCTGCTTTTCAGGTCAAGATAACGCTCGATAGTGAAGAAGCACCGGGAAAGAAAAGGGTTGTCGAACTATTTTGGGTTTGCACGAACCAGACTGGACAAAACTCATCTACAGGGAATGCTTCTTTTGGATGGAGCGACCCAAAACAATCAATAACTATGAAGATGGGATTACCAGATATTGGGGAAATACTATCTTTGTTAGAAGGAGATAAGGAAGAAATCAGCCTGTTCCACCAAAACAGATCTGGAAATACTGTAGCAAAAATGAAGCAAGCCCAGACAAAATCTGGGCCTGCTTTTGGGTTTCAAATGTCGTCTAAAAAAGGTGACAATCTAACAAAAGTCAGGCATAACTTTTCTATGTCAGATTCCAAAATTCTTAAACGATTACTACAGGATTACATATCCCTATACCACGATTGGTTATAGATACTCAAGAGTAACATACAAACCGTATTGACTTTTTGATCCAATACTATTTGGTGAAGCGCTCATAGCAACATACCAATCATGCCGATCATCTGGTCTTGCAGAAGCACCATCTCCTGCCCATTTACCCTCTTCACCGGGTGATGGCGATAGATTGAATACTGTGCCGCTTCCAGCAGGTGTGTACCATATTCCATCGTTAACTCCAGAACCTGCTGTATGAGGAGATTCGGTAGACCAAGGATGAGTTATTTCTGCTACTTTAGTAGTCACACCAGATGCTGCATTATTAATATTAGATCTATCATATATTCTCAGTTGTGCATTTTGAGCTTTGACAGCACTTGTGTGAGTAAATCTTATATTTAATGTTGCTCTATTGTTTGGAATTGCATCTATACCAATTCCCGAATGACTGGATGTGTATTTTCCACTTCCAGCATTCATAAAGGTAATATTGTCAGCCTGTGGCCCACGAACTGTACCTGCTGAATTTGTTACAAAAGTACTACCTTGATATGAACCCACAGAAACTGATGAACCGAATCCAGCGGCTCCATAAAAGCCTAAACCAGAACCAGTAGGTATTTCATTAGCTTCGTTAGCATAGAATTTTAAGGTTGCCATTTAAAAGCCCTCCATCTATGTGTATATACACCATTATTCATTTAATTCAGGCCATTTATTAATAGGACACTCTTCAGAAGCCCATCTAGCCTTTCTAGTAATAAAACATCCGCAGTTTTTCTGTTTACAGCGTTTGTCTTCATAATAATCACAAGATTGACAAATGGTCATTCTTTGATCATACTCTTCATCTGATACTTTATCAAACTTGTTTCTTGCATGTTTTGTTATTGCTTTTGTAAAGTTTTTGGCCATGTCTATTAAACTTGGCCCTTCTGGAAGATCAACTTTAGCCAAATCTGGATCATCTTCCATACTTTTATATGGACAAATTAAGCAAGTGCTTTTATGGGCTACCCCCATCATTGGATGGTATATTCTATTAGAAAAACACTCGCATGTATTCTCATCTAATATTTTCCCCCGACGACTACATTCTGGAAAATCAGACATACCCCATCTCCTTAAATATATCTATTAAAGGTCTGCCTGTTCTTGCGTCAATTGCAGAGGCGGCAATAGGAGCGCCTGCTCCACCACCACCGCCATCATTACCTGAACAACCACATTGCCCAGTATCATCGTCACATTGAGCGGCCAAGGCTGGCGCTGCCGAGACTGGCCTGTCTGTCCAAATGCCAACCCTAACACAAGAGGTTCCTAACATTCCGTTGCAATTACATCCAGCAACGCCTCCGCAGCAGTCATTGTCGATATAACACTCAAACATATTACTACTTCCACAATGTCCACCAGTACCACAATTAGGGCCAATGAAACATATTTGATCAGAACAGAATTGCTCATTCGTGGCAAAACAACAATTGGCTGTGCTACCGGAAATGATAGGGGTTGCAGCCGGTATTACCTCCAGATGCTGAAATGCTCCTGAATCACATGCACCAGTCACTACATCTGTCGTATTATTGCAACAACAAGTATATACCAGACCGCCAGCAAACAAACACTTCTGATGACTGTCAATCATTCCTAAGCCATCATTACATTCAAGACATGTAGATGTCTGATCATCTACGGGGCTTGTGCTTCCAACAAAAGTTCCATGCCAAATTCTTTTATAATTAAATGTGGCAGATCCACAGCAATCTTGATACCCAGTTATGCTTTCATACTCCGCTTGTGTTATTTCGCTCAACTTAAAAACAAAACATCTAACACCTCTATTTGGAGGTCTTATGCAAGCAACGGCATTTGGATAGAGTTGAACCTGAATGTTAGCATAAAGTTCTGTTGAGAGTAAATCACAACATTGAGTTGAGGCAGAGGATGAGGATGAGAAGCTAGATTCTGATGAATCTTCTGTTGAGGACAAACTGCTACTAGAGGCAGAGCTAGAGCTAGGCCTGCAACATGGGCATCCATATCTTTTATATCCCGGCATTTTTTAGTCTCATCTTTTCCTGTAAATTATAATCTTCGCCAACGAAATCAGACGCTGCTCTTTTTCCTGCTGCCCTGTTTCCTTCACTCCAAATGGTTGAAGTGTCTCCTATGTGTTGTGATAAAGAAGGAGAAAAATAATAAGGGTATTGTTTTGTCTCATTTGCCCATCTTCCAACTACATTGTCAATTTGTTTTTCTTTATTCCAGTTTTTACAAAAGTCATAGTCAATGCAACTTCTAGCTGATTCTGGCCTAAAAAAGAATGTTTGTGCCATCCATAATCTGAATCCTTTATTAGTCCTATACCAACCCGGAGCATTTCTTGTGTAATGACTTGGGACAAAAACTGAACATAGTCCACAGTCTTCGGAAGGCCATAAAGTTTCTTCCATAAAAACTCTAAGACCTTTACAGAAAACTACATCATCTTGTATTAAACCGTAGCAATCTGCATCTGGATATATATTAATCAAATCTTTCAAACTAGTAAACCAGTTAGACCAAGCACCGTGTCTTTTTGATCTTCTAGTAATTGGAAGACAAGAATGTTTTTCTGAGACGATGACATCTGGTTCGCAAAAAAGATGTATTTCTTCCCATCCAGAAGATAAGAAACTATCAATAGTTGTATTATATGTTTGTTCTTTTCTTGGAGCTATGGTAATTCCAACCGCCCATTTTTTTATCTTATTTCCTAATATAACTTTAGAAGGCCTGTCTTTTGGAGTTGCAATAACTTTTGTAGGGCCTGTTATTCTTTTTCCCATATTAACAATCGAACAAGCCTCCATCATATCCACAAGTGTCACCCGCCGCCGTTGGATCATCATTATCACAATCTTGTTGACACCATGCTGATTCAAGATAAATTCTTCTGTCACATATCTCTAATGTTGGAACACCATTGTAATCGTAACAGTCAACACAAGTGACAACGTCGAGTGGTTTAAATTGTGCCTGAAGAATACGGCAAGTCGATTCGTCTTCTAACCAAACATAGCAAGTTGTTCCATTACAAAGAGGTTGATCCAAGTCATTCATCATGTTAATTTCACAATTCCCAACAGACTCTTGCCCTCCAATTTTTACTAAACCCTCGGTTTTATAAGAACCGGGGATGGTTCCACAACTCTTACCATCTACACCATCTTCGGTTATGCTTGCTGAGAATATAGGTTCTGGTGCGCTAATGATATAGTATCTTAAATTTGCAGGATCAAAATATACTACTACTTGTGAATCGTTAGTAATAGGCTTATTAGTTGCGTTGTATGCAACTATCATCTTATTGTTCACGTCAGCACCACAACCACTGTCTTCTGCCTCATTACAATCCTTGTCTACTCTTTTATCATCGGGTGCAGGGTTGGAAAGCCGTACTTTACATGACGAGTCTTCGGAAGGAGGAAGGATAAAACACTTACAGTCACCACCTTCACCACCATCAATAACACCATACATCATTTGGAAACTAGGAGGAGATGTCCATACTTTCCTGTCATCATCCCATCTAAGATCAACTGGCCCAACTTTCCATTTGTCAGGTTTTCTCAACCAATTGTCAATAAATTTGCACCCATCATCTGAAGGAACAGGTTTTCCATAAGTATCAAAACCCCATCCAGCAAGCACCATTGGGCCACGAAGTGCCATTATTCTGTAATTATTGTCTGAGTAATCTCCTGTTGTATGAGCCGTTCCGTTCCAACCACCCATAGCATCTGTAGGCTGGATAAAAACAGAAAGATTCTGAGGTTGTGCTTCTCCACGAATAATATACGAAATATCATGGCCAAGACCATTGTCGGCTAGTTCATAAGGCTCTCTTAAAGCTAGTGGGTTGTCTATAAATGGATTCAAAGTTTTACTTGTAATCGCATGATGGTCTTCGCCTCTAACAGGAGGAGAAGGGGCTTTTGAGAAGTATTTAGGACATGGATCGCTACTCTTAAACTTTAGTCCAGCACTACCTCGAAACTCAGCCTGCGTGTCTTCCATCTTAGGAAAACTGCCACCAGTTGCATCTGAGGTACCTGCTGCTCTCCACATCCCTTCTAATGAAAATCCAGCAAGATTTGGATAAAGACTTTGATTTCCAACATTGAACATGGCAGAGGCGGTATCAACAAACCAAGCGTCAGAAGTTAAAGGTAAAGCATCACCCGCACCACTATTTTTAATGAATCCCATCAGCAGTGTATGAGGAGATCCGGGATCGAAAACGACTCCTTGAGGATTCATCCCCCACTTGCCCCAATTAGCAGGACGAATATATTGTCCAAATTTTTTGAGCGCCCTCTTCATCTCAAACCTAAATTGAGATGCTAATTTTTGTTGACCTTCTGCTCTTCTTTGGAGTGCATCCAAAAATTGCTTTGCCATACCTGCCCATGAAGGACTGTATGTTTTAAATGAATATGAGGTTTTTATTCCAGAGTTAGATACATTAAAAGAGATATTAGTTACAACTGGGCCATTTTGTTGTAGGCTTGCTATGACACCAGCACGATCACCTAAGTTTAATCTTGGTGGGCCGGGAATAGAAGTACTTCCAAATTCATCAACTTGTAATTGGGTAACGGCAGTTGCTACCTTAATGTCACCCGCACGAACCATTACATCACAATCATTGTAGTTCCAAGGGTTGAAATTTGTATCTCTTTCGTATCTGGTTTTACCATTAACAAATGGTTGACTGTACCAAGGCCCATATGAAATTTTGTTGCTCTTTACGGGTACGGCTACTTCCAAAGGCTTGATAGCTGGATTAGGCATTGCAAAGCTAAGATGCTTTGCTGTTGCATCAAGATTACCAAGATACATAGCTTGATTCAAGAAGACATGGTCTAAGAAGGAATAAACCCCCATACTGACATTTCTAACACTTGAATCTAGTTCAAATAATGCGTACCAAAGACCAAGCTCCATATTATAGATTGGTTCAGCATCAACCCTTCCTCTACACCAAAGTTGTTGAGTGAGACTATCATACAGATAATCTCCCGGCTGAAAATCATGATTGAAAACACGTCTAGAGCCTACAGGAAAACCATCTGGCATGGCTTGCATCTCGCTAAATCTAGCAAATGATTCAAGCTTGTTCTGCTCGTCTCTAAAAAACATGAGTTCTGGTTCAGAAAGACCAATACACATGTCGTCTTGCCAGCCCGTACTCATGACCTCCCAATTCATTCTTACATGAAGAGTCTCTGGCTCTCCTGTAAGACACATGTCAGGAAGACGAATGAGCCATTTTTTACCATAATTTTCATTTCCTAAGTTTTGTATTTGCTCAAATACCATCTGTGCGTATTGCGGATTGGCACGTATGTCTGCGAGATAACCACCAACAGCCGACATAACGGCGCTTCCTGTGTTAATAGAATGCATTGCTCTAGATAGACCAAATGGCCCCCAAGGAAATTGATGGAAGAATCCGACCCTCCATGCTTCTACCTGAGCAGCATTTCTATAACCAATCGGCATATTGAAACCACAAATAGATTTCTGTCTAGCTTCATCTCCAATCCAATATTGCCATGTTTGCCACTGAGTAAATCCAGCCATAGCTGATCTAATTTCACCAACAGTAGCAAACCACATACTTAATCCGGGAATGCCCCAAGAATCTGCTGGAAGCATCACCCCGTCAAAAATACTTAAATCACCTATGGTGGGCCAATATACAGAGCCTGCTCCACCTTGCATAGAAAAATAAGGAGCGGCAGTCATTCTTGTTTGTTTTGGCGCACCGTCTACATATATGGTCTGGTCAAAGCTTCCCCAATAAGGAACTGTTCTATACTGAGGAGATTGTATGACAGGATTGAAGTTGTCCCCAACTAAAAAATAATTACAAGGTTCATTCCTTAACTCCAAGCCACGACTCAAAGACTCTACTTCAGGATCAGGGCCAAGTATTGTAGCTATATCTCCTTCGGCCAATCTATCATCAATAGTTTTTATTTGATCTAGGTCTTCGTCAGCACATCCTTTTGGAGGATGAGTTATCTGATCATATACGTCAACCTTTATAGGAGCGGATGGCTGAGTGAATATGTCATAAGTCCAGACTTGAATTTGAGGGAATAAATTTTTATCTGGCCATCCCCATATTTTCCCATCGTCTTCAGGATCTACTTCAAAGTAATCTACAAACCTCATAGTCACAAGATATTGCAAAGCTGCATCATTACATACCCTGTTAATAAGATCGTCTAAGCTTCTAGTGTCTCCACCCACTCTATAATAATCTTGGAAAAGTTCAGTCTCAGTCAAAGCCAGCAAATCCACTAAGTATTCAATTGGCTTACCGTCCGGGTCTTCCCTAAGAACAGGAGGCCCTCCAAACTGAGGAAAGTAGTTAGTTTCCAAAGGATTATTACAAAGATAGTCTATCGCAAGCCAAAGATAGAAAAATGTGACTCCTCCTGAATTAATACCGGAACCGCCAAACCCAGTATTCTCTGTTCTTCCTGCATAATCTACTCCGCAATCTATATCTCCTTCAAATTCCCCACTAGGACAATACATTCCCGGAAAACAAACTTGACCAAATAGTTCATGGTCGATGCACTGTCCACCATGATGTTCTAACAATCCATAAGGATTCACTAGATTGGGACAGTCTTTCACCCCGCCATCATAGTTATCTAAGATAAGCTGGCATCCTTTTAAGACTTCTCTTGGGTCTTCTATCTTTACTTTATAAGTTGTGCCGCTTGTTGTTCTCTCTTGACTCCAGTTCTTTATGATTCCATTAAATATGAAATCTTGATATCTAAAGTGTACTGGATTACCAATAGGAGGAGGGTTGAACCTATCTTTTCCAACCCAATGCATCTTCTCTTGTATATTGTTGTAATAAACTTTTACTGTTGGATATAGTTGACCATCTACGACATAACCAGTTACGGTGACACCACCAGAGTCAGTCACAGTAACCCTGTTACCATCATCAGTTTTTTCTTCCGCTCTAAATGTAGAACTAACAAGACTCAAGGTATTTAAGTCTACATTTATTGCCCCAGAAGCAGTAGTTACTCTAATTGGCGCGCCAGTAACAGAATCTACTATAGGAGAGACACAACAATCGTCTTCAACAAGAGTTACATTTAGTGTACTGACAGAGGAGTTCCACCCAGCAGAAGAACTGAACTGAGAAATACTAGCACCCAAGAATAAAGTATGCTCGGCTGTTTCATCAGCTTGTTCACAATAATCAAAGTTAGATCTGTTTTGAGGTTGGGAAACAGGCTCTTGGCGTACAAGTCCAGCACTATAGAA